TTGCTGTACGACCAGGGGTTCACCATCAGCGGCGCGCGCCAGCGCATGTCCGGTGATGAAGCCAAAGACGACACCACCCAATACAAGCAAATGATCCGCCAGATGATCTCCGAACTCGAAGATGTGCTGGTGGTTTTGAAGAAGTGATACAGGCTTTTAAAATACTTCCACATTTCAAAAGCTTGCGGTATATTCCTGATCGCTTCGTTGCGAAGCAAACCCAGTAACACGCCTAGTCGGGGCGTAGCGCAGTCCGGTAGCGCACTAGCATGGGGTGCTAGGGGTCGAGTGTTCGAATCACTCCGTCCCGACCATATAATTCAATGACTTAGGCCAATGTTCACAGCATTGGCCTTTTTCATGTGCGTGACTTTTGCGTGACTTGTCGTTTTCTCACGCCTGTTTCCTCTTCAAGATTGTCAGAACCGGCCCGCGAGAATCGGTTGCTGATACCATGTTCGCAGCTTCGATCAGATGCCCGAGTTCAGCGCCCGAGTAGTGACTGGTGATGCTGCCGTTTTTGTGCCCCAGCAGGGCCTTGCGATCTTCTTCGGTTACCCCTGCCGCACGCAGCCTGCGGCCAAATGTGTGCTTGAGGTCGTGAATCCTTATGGATGCATAACCTGGGTGAGCGGGGCGAAGGTTTTCCTCCTGCCAGAGTTTCGCTGCTCTCACCCGAGCCTTCTTCCAGGCCGAGTCGTTCATGCGGTGCATCGCGGTGCCGTTGTATGGGAAAACCCATTCCTCGCTTATACCGCGCTGCTTTTCGATGATCGACCTGGCCACGCTATTCAGCACCACCAGCCTCTCGTCACCGTTCTTTACGCCCGAGCGCTCATGCCTGCCACCAAAGTCGGCAGGTATCAGAAAAACGCTGGTGCCCAGTTCCGGTACCGCGATCTCCCAATCCCACCTCAGCTTGCAGACCTCCTGCTCCCGGGTGCCGGTGTTCACTTTGAACAGCGCCATCGTTTGCAGGTGGGCCGGCAACTCTCCAAAAAGAATCGACTGCTCCGGCCATGACATCGGGTACGGCTTGCGGCTCGACTTCTTCTCTTCCAGTTTCGTGAGCATCGGCACGCTATCCAGCCACGGCCTACGCTCATCATCTCGCCACTTCCTGGCACACAACGACAAAACCCGAACCACACGCTCGATCGAGATATTCACCGTTCTGTTGCTGACACCTTTCTTCACCTTTCCGCATTCCAGCTTCTTTGTCGCCAGCCTGTCCTTGATGAAAGGCACCAGGGCCTGGTCATCAATGTGGGTCAGCGGCATGTCGCCAATGAAAGGGTCCAGCTGTGAAAGGTGATGGGCAGATAGCTTGATTGACGGCTGGTCTTTGAACTCCAGCAGGAAGCGAGTTGCCGCCTCCCGCCAGGTCCTGACCTTCTTCACGCCGTACACCTTCTGCTGCCGGATCTGCTCCAACCTGTAGATCAGGTAGCGTTCCGCTTCTTCCCGGTCACCAGTTCCAGTGCTTTCGTAAAGTCGTTCTCCGTTGATTTTCTTGTCGATATGCCAGATACCTTTCCTTTGGGAGAGGCCTGTGATCGATTTTCGCGCCATGATTTATCTCCTTTCTGGCGCTCGCTGCGGGGCGATTGTTGCTCCGTTGCGCCTTTTTTATCAATCGCCTTTGCCTCGACGTACGCCGTGGCCCAGTCGTCCAGTTCCTGGCGGTCAAACCCGACGCCGCGCCCGCCGATGGGGAACTCGCTGACGAAGGGTCTGACGGTCTCGTCGAAAATCGCCCGGCACATGCCCAGGTATCCAGGTGCTTCCTTTGCCCTGATGAATCGAGGGGTCAGCTGTTGAGCGCCCATAGCTATCTCCCGCAGCCCATTCCGGGACGCGCTGAATTGGTCGTCATTTGGTGTCCTTGCCGCGCTGGGCGGCAGAAGTCGGTTTAGGGTTACGCCGCCTTGCGGGCTTCTGATGCGGCGTTACGGCGGCGCGTGATTTGCAGATGCAAGCGGTACGCTTTGAATCGCCGCCCGTCACCGGGTGGAATCTCTGGCGCCGTGTACGACAAGTCTTCCTCCAGCTGCCCGAAGTAATAGAGGTGCTCACCGTCTCCCATCCATTCAGGTTGTGTGGTTGCCCAGGAGCGTGCCGCCGTGCAGGCTGAGCAAGTCTTGAAAGTATCCATGTCGCCATCCCAGCATCCGCTGACGAGTTGGTACTGCTGGCCAGGTTGGATCGGGCCGTAGCATTCACAGCATTGGTGCTGCTTGCGCGCCACGGGCATGGTTTCCGTTTGAAAGTCAGACATACGAATACCTCGCCCGCCGCTCACCGGCAGGCATGTAGGGGGATTGGGGTTAGGCTGCTGGGTGTTGCACGGTGTCGCGGAAGACATCCATCTGCGCCGCGCCGTCTAGCCAGGCGGCCGCGATCCGGCGTTCAGCCATTGCGGCATAGTCCGGGTTCAGTTCGCACAAGATCGATTTGCGACCTTCCTGCATAGCGACCACCGCCGTGGTGCCGGCACCGCCGAACGGGTCAAGCACGACGCCGCCGAGTGGTGCGCCGGCCAGTATGCAAGGTCTAATCAGGTCCGGAGGGAAGGTCGCGAAGTGCGCACCCTTGAAACCTTGCGTCGGTACCGTCCACACACTGCGCTTGTTACGAGTGTCCAAGGGCCAGGCACTTTCCTCTCGATCTGGCCGGTGTGTTCCCAGTGACTGCCCAGGGATAGGTTGCTCTCGCTTTGAATCATCGCGCTTGAAGCTATCCCGCTTGCTGCGCACTGCCTTCATTGGCCCGTTTGACTTTCCTGGCACTCGATCACTGCCGCGTTGTTGCTCGAGATCCTGAGCCATTCGCGTGATCGTACTGAGCGCTACAGGCTCCTTGATCGCATCCTGGTCGTAGTAATAACGAGGTGACTTGCTCAACAGGAACAGATACTCGTGCGACTTTGTGCACCGGTCCCGAGTGGATTCAGGCATTGGGTTCGGCTTGTGCCAAATGATGTCTTGGCGCAGGTACCAGCCATCATCTTGAAGGGCGAATGCGAGGCGCCAGGGGATACCCATCAAGTCTTTCTGTTTGAGCCCTACGGGCGGTGATCGTCGCGTGCCACGCAGCACCGCGCCGCGCGTAGCCTGAGAAACCATGTCGTGCTTACCTGCTGAACCATCAGGTGCGTATCCGCCCGCGATTGATGCGTATGTGTCGCCCATGTTCACCCAAACTGTCCCGTCATTGCGCAGCACCCGGCGCACTTCGCGGAACACTTCTACCAGGCGCTCGATAAATTCAGCGGGTGTTTCCTCCAGGCCGATCTGGCCGGACATGCCGTAGTCCCGCAGCCCGTAGTAGGGCGGTGACGTGACACAGGTGTTTACCGACTGGTCCTGAAGCGTTCGCATCGATTCAATGCAGTCGCCGATCAAAACGCGATGCTGTTTCATGGCCTCGGCCCCTTGTAGATGAAGACGTAGGCGAACCAGAGGGCGGCTGGCACCGTGAGCAAGATCATGGCGTCACCCGATCCGCCAAATCCTCTGCGGTAAGCTGGTACTCGACGACGTTGCGCACCCTATAGAACGTTGCTGTGCAGTGCTTACTGATCCAGTCGGACAGAAGTACGTCCAGCTCCTGGCGCGCCTCATCAGGAACATCCGGCCAGTCTTCCGCGAATTCACCCACATCGTCATAGGCGCGCTCGCCAAGCATTCCAATGATGTCGCCCGCATCAACATAGCCAGCGGTGTTTACCGGGAATTTCTCTCCCTTCCAAACGGTTGCCCCTACTTCAAGGTCGTCGTTCTCGTCCAGCAGCTCACCAAGACTGTCGCAATTGAACAGCTCTTCATTGGCTGACCAGGTTTCGTCGGGAATTCTCTTTTCTTCAGGCATGGCTTCTACTCCAGCGCCTTAAGCGCCATGGATTTATGGTGGGAGGATTAAGCTGCAGTGGCGGTCAGTCTTTCGCGTAATGCCTTGGCGTCTGCTGCTGCGGCGTCAATTTCTTTGTGGTAACCGCCGTAGTGGACCTTGTTGTTCGATCTAACCTGGACGAACCATCTTTGCTTCCTGCCGTCCCAGTAGACGCTGCGAATACCACTTGCGCCCCGGCCTGGGCCTTCGCGAGATGAGGCAAGGCGATAAGCCTGGTTCTCCGTGTAAGTTGCGAGGCGCAGGTTCTGCCAGCGGTTGTCGTCACGCACAGCGTTTATGTGGTCGACATGCATGTCCGCTGGCGGATAGCTGCCGGTCATATACAGCCAGGCCAGCCGATGGGCTTGATGCTTGATCCCGTCTATCGAGATCTTGATGTAGCCGTCTTTGTCGAACTGACCAACCTTTGGCCGGCGCCGGCCGATGTGAGTGAATGTTCCGGCCTCTGGGTCATAGACCACCTTTTCCAGAAGACGAGCATGGGTGAGCATTCGCGTTTTCATGAGCGAGCGCATCCTTGCCGCTATAGCGGCTGACTTGAAGGGGGGATGGGGAGGGGTGGAACGAAAGAGTGAGGCGCTAATTCCAGCGAACGTCGAGTTCTGAAATTTGTTGCTGCAGCTGCTCTATGTGTTCAAACCAAGAATCGAAAGCATTTGATTCGTTCTGGACTAGAAACAGGTAATAACCTCCGGTTTCACCTGCGCGGTCATCCTGAATTTCTATCGTCCAACCGGCGTATTCGCCAGTCAAAACTGTTCCAGTACGAATGATCTGCATGTGTTGGTCGGAATCCAGTGAAGGTCTGAAATGGCAGCTGTACTTTTTACATCAGCTTGGAAAATGTTGGTACTGCGGCATTCTCTCTCGTTACCAGATCATGGGCATTCACAACCGTCATGCCGAGGCGCTCGGCGATCATGACTTCCAAGCGGGCACCCTTTGAATGCTCCCAGCCGGGCAGGGTGGCCACGGTGTCGCAGTCCATCAGGGCGGCAATGTCGCGGCGCATGCAGTCGTTCCAGGTGCCGCCGTCGGGGTTGAGTTCGGCGGGGTTGGTGACGGTGTGGCCGCCGGCGCGCAGGTTGGTGGTCATGGCGTGGAAGGCGGCGAAGTTGAGGCCGGGCAGGCCGGTCATGGGGCCGCTCAGATAGATGCGCTTCATGCGGGCACCTTCGGCGTGTAGGTCAGCGTGCCGTCGAGGATCGCCTCCTTGATGGCGTTGAACTCCCAGGCGTAATACTGGGATTCGACATAAACCCTCATGCCCTCGCGGTAGTCGTGCTTCTTGCGCTTGATGAAGGCTTCGGCGGCTGCGTGGGTGAAGTGGGCGTTGACGTATTCCCAGCGGTCGTCCCAGCCCGTTACGGTGTGCTCCGGTAGTTCGCCAAGCACATACCACTGATCTGACTCGTCGGCCTTCATAAATTGGCACTCAGACCAAGCCTGCATTTTTTTATTCAGCTGGTTTTTCTGATAGCGAGAGAGGGCGTACCAATATTCTTTGACCGAATATGCAGCCGATTCGCCGCTGTCCCAATACACCATGCGTTGTTCGGTGTAATCCATGTCCAGACCGCAGACGATGCGCCGCGCTTCGACAATGAATATCGCGTCGCGAGTGCAGTGGTCGTGGACACGTTCGCCATTGCAGTCGTAGCGCAGGCGGTTCACGAAGTCGGCCCAGCTAGCAGCGTCAAGGCCGTGTCCGGTGGCCAGGCTCGGCCCGGGCTCAGCGATTTGGTTTTCTGTAGGCATGGGGAGTCCTTGCCGGGCCATGCCCGGTCGGTGGAGTGGGGGAGTTACTTCTTCTGGAAGGTCTTGGTCAGCGCAGCGTTAACGCTGTTGCCGCGTTTCAGCACAGCGCGGGCGAGCTTGGCTCGATCCGTATGGCTATGGCTGGCCTGACTGAGCAGGCCAAAGTAGCTGTTGGCGGTCTCGCGAAGATCCTCTGCGGGCGCCGCGGCGGTGCGCTTCAGCGCCTGAGCCAGGGATCGCTTTCGTGTGGTTCGCCGCCACGGCTTGATGACGTGGCCAACGAAGTCGACGCCGCGATCCACGGGCTGCAGGATCGTCTTCGTGGGGTTCAACTTGGCGCCGAGCCTTGGCAGAAACGCTTCCACCTCTGCCAGCCACTGGTTGAGCTGCTGCGGCGACTCATGCAGGAACACGAAGTCATCGACATACCGGATGTAGTGCTTGACGCGTAGCGTGTGCTTGGCGAACTGGTCCAGGGCGTCGAGGTAGACGTTGGCGAAGAACTGCGATGACAGGTTGCCGATCGGCAGGCCGAGTCGGGCGGGCTGCGCTACCAGGCGCTTATGCTGCGGCACCCGATTGAACAGGTGCGCCGGGCTGCGGGTCTCGTAATCCTCACGCGGGTCATGCATGAGTATCTGCGTAGCCAGGGCCAGCCACCAGGGCTCGGTGATCCTGGCCTCCAGCTGCTTGCGCAGCACTGCCTTGTCGATGGCGACGAAGAAGTTGGCCAGGTCGCACTTGAGGTAGAAGATCGGTTTCGACCAATTCTCGCTGGCGCTCCGTATCTTCGACTCAAGCCGGGTGGCGGCGTACAGCGTGCCGCGCCCTGGAATGCATGCGCAACTGTCCGCTATGAAGCTGGCGTAGAAGCACGGGGCCACATGGTTGTACATCAGGTGGTGGACGACGCGGTCCCGAAAGGCCGCTGCCCACACTTCGCGGGGTTTCGGTCGGGTGACCACAAAGCAAATGGATCGGCCTGGCCGGTAAGTGCCGGCTATCAGGTCGTCGTACAGCTCCAGCAAGTTGATCTCCATGTCCTTCTCGAACTGCCGGGCACTTGCGGAGTTCCGCTTGTTGCGGCGGCAGTCGTAGTAAGCCTGGACGAGATCCTCGAACTGGAAGGGAGCAACACTTAAATCTGCGGACAGGGCGCGCGAGCCGCTCGTTGTTCTTGTCGTTGTTGTTGAGCCAGCCATCTTCAAAGTCCATGTTGTAGGTGTTGTTGGCGGAGCGCTGCGACCTGTCGAGCTATCTACATCGCCAAACCGAAGGCAGTGCCGATCAGCTTGGAAACTGCGCGAGACCTACGCGGACGCTTTAGACCGGCGGTATCTGTTGTGCGCATGGCGGTGACCAGAGGTCAGCGGCTCGACCAGATTTGGCGCACAGGCAAGAGGGCCTTGACCCTCAAGCAGCGGGCGCAGTTGCGGACTTCTTCCAGGCATTTGCCTGTCGGCCTACAGAGGCCGTCATCATCATTGCCTTGGCGTGCTGCCCCTTGCTGATCAACCCTCTGTTGGTGAGGGCGCGCAGCAAGTAGTTGAGCATCCAGATGCTTTCGAGCAGCAGGTTGATGTGGGGCAGCTTCTCCCGGGTCATGTTGGCCCGGCCGATCAGCACCAGCACCTGCAGGCACTCGTCTCGAATCTTTGCCCCGACAACCTGTTTCAGGTCGCGTGGGATATTGCGCACCAGGTCAAGCGAGAGACCGAGCAACTCTTCGGCGACTTTGTGGATTTCCAAATCCGTGTGCAGCGCCATCCCTGGCCTCCTGAAAAGCGAGGGTGCTATCGCACCCATGAATGAAGAATTGAATGATCAAATAAACTTTCTGCGGACAGGGCGCGCGAGCCGCTCGTCGTGCTTGACGTCGTGGTCGAGCCAGCCATCTTCAAAGTCCATGCCGTAGGTGTTGTCGGCGGAGCGCTGCGTGCTGGTCCAGTGGTAGGCCTGGGTGAATACGTCCGGCACCGTGATTTCGAGGAACGACGCCTCTCGGCGAGCCATGAGGTAGAAGTCCTTGTGCCCATCACGCTCGAAGGTCGCGCAGAACTGGGCGGCCGGGTGATCGTGCTCCCGGTTGCTGTTTGCCAGATACGCGGTATTGGCCTGGCCATCCCATGGAGATTTGGCTCCGTCGAGTTCCTGTCCGTAGCCTCCCCACTCATGCGGCGCCTCTGCATCGCCGCCGGTCGCCACGATCAGGTAGTAGGGTTTGTCGCCGCCAGGGAACAGGCCGCCGTTCACGCCGCCTTCGCCAGGCCAGTATTCGCCCAGAGCCGGAACACCACTTGCGTCGATGGCTGGCGCCGTGGCGATGGCGATGGTTGCCAGCTTCAGAACCACCGCCGGATCCGGGCTGCTGATGACCAGATCTTTTCGGGTATAGGTAGTCAATTCATTTGCGTGCATGGGATGCTCCTATGAGCGAGATAAAGGTGCAGGTAGCCGGCGCTTCCCGACAAGCTTCTGGTCTGGGCGCCGTCCTGGCGCTCCCGGGAATCACCTGCGAAAAACGAATGAAAGAATGAATTACTGAATAGGAATGCTGCGGACAGGGCGCGCGAGCCGCTCGAAGTCCTTGACGTCGTAGCTGAGCCAGCCATCTTCAAAGACCATGAGGTAGGTGAGGTTGGCGGAGCGCTGCGTACTCAGGTGATGCCAGCGCTCTTCATTCAGCACCACCAGGCCCTCGGCCTTGGCCGCCATCAGTAGCTGGCCTTCCAGGCAAGACGGGATGAAGCCGTCCAGTTCAAGCGCCTGGATGGCGATCGCGCTGCCTGCCTCGGCCATGGCGCGGGTGTTGGCTTCGCCGTCGCTGTAACTGTCAGCGCCTTTGATCTCGACGCCGTACTCGCCCCAGGGTCCGCTGAGTTCGTCGGGCAGAAGGATCAGAGCGCGCTCGGCGCCGTTGAGCCAGTAGCGGGTTACGAACACGCCGCCGGCCAGAGGTTGGCCGCGCTCAGGGAGTTCGGAAGCGGCGATTGTTTGCTGTGCTTGCTTGGTCATGGGGTTACTCCGGGTAAGCGCCGCCCTCCGGTTACCGGATGCAGCGAGTAGGGTTGGTTATGCTGGTTCGATACCGGTCTTGCTGAACTCTTCAAGCTGTCGCGACTGCTTTTCGGTTACTTCGAAAGCCGGTCGCGACATGGTGACGAAGCGGGCAGACTCTTCGGGTGGCGCTGCTGCCAGGTTGATTAGGAACGTCGAGAGCGTTTCCTGCCATTCCTCAAAGTCGTGACGCTGACCCAGCACGTGAAGAGCGTCATCGAGCGCTTTCGAGACAATCAGCGTTCGCTTCTCGGCGCCGATCCGGTCGAGCAGCGCCTTCTCTTTCGCGCGCTTGTCCCGCTGGATCTGCGCGTTGTCCTTGGCCATGGCCTACCTCTTCAATTCCACTTGCCGGGATTGCCAGCCAGGTCGGCCTGCGTCGCGCGGCGGTTATCTTGCTGATGCGCCTCATGGTGACTCGGCGAACCTGAAGCCGTTCTCTTGGGCAATCAGCGTCACGCGCTTGATGTGCATCTTCAGGTTCTTCGCGGCCTCGTTGGCCGTGATGCCCTTGGCAGCTTCGGCGCGCACCGCCGGTGCCAGCTTGTCGCGCTGGGCCCGAAGGCGTTCCTGGTGGGCATTGGCGGAGATGACAGGAGTGTTGGCCCCGATGCCGCTTGGGATGATCTGCGCCTTCTTGCCCGCGCCGAAGAAAGCATCCATCTGGCGGTTGAGGTCAGCGATCACCGCTTGGCGCGGATCTGCCATTGGCACGCCGATCATTGCGCACCGCCTGAGAGCGTTACCTTCACGCCATCTGCCCGAGATTCCAGGGCTTGGGCGAAGTTGCTCGCTTCCTTCCAGGTCCAGCGGAAGCCCTTCACCTTGCCGGTGGCAATCTCAACGATGTGGTAAGCCTTGCCGGCCGTGCGGATCTGAAAGCGAATCTTCTGTACGGGAGGCTCCTTGCCGATCATGGCGTAGAAGTCGGCGGTGGCGATGCGGGAGCGCACGTGCAGGGCCGCAACCCCGTCTACGCGCTGTTGAATTGATGCGTGCATGGTGGATACCTCGGTGGGTTGCGTGTATTCGTCAGCAGCCTGACCGCCTGGTTCGTGCCGGTGGGCCCAGCGGAGGGTGCTGACGGATAAAGGCGAGTCGTAAAAAAGCCCAGTAGGGACTGGGCTTTTCGTTGCGTTACATAGACCTCCCCATGTCACGCAGGGGTGGCGGTTAAGCGCCTGGGTTTTAAGTTCACATGGCTGCAAATCCTCCGTTGTTCGCTCACTGGATTGGCAGTGGCCACCGATCTATAGGGTTTGTTGCATGCAGGTGGGCGGTTATAGGCCGCGATTTCGTCCGCATGCCGCTGCCCACTCAGCGAATGGGCAGAAGTGATGCTCAGCGTTGTTTGATCAGCGGCCAGATCAGAAGCAGGATCAGTACAGCAAGGAACCCGTCGGCGCACATGCTGATGATTCGAGACACTGAATCGATCAGCACCACGCCGATGAGCAGAGCGACGATGAGAAGCGCCCTGAGACGCTTCACCAGCTCTGTGAAGCCTGGCATTACAGGTGATCTTTCAGGTTCAGGCCGAGCAGCTTGGCGCTACGCTCCAGGGCGGCCAGCTTGGTCATGTCGCCGTGGTTCGGCACGTCGGGGTAGTGGTGGGCCAGGACCGCCGAGGGGAACGGCTCAATCTCGGCGAACCAGGCGGCGCGCATGCCCAGAGGGTGCCACGCTTGTGTCGCGGCTTCGATGCCGCTGCACACGCTTCCATAAGTGATGGGCATAGGTACATCCCGCGGCTATAGTTCAGCTATTGGAAAGAGTGGGAAATCGAATTGTCTATTTGCTTAGCGTTGACTGACGCAGACTGGTCACTGACGAAAGATGTGTTTTCCATTATTGGAACAATCATCAGTGCTACCGCAGTGGCAGTTGCGTTTTACTTTGGTCGCGAAGGTCTTCATACCTGGCGGCGTCAGCTCAGAGGATCAGCCGATCACGATCTTGCTCGACGCCTGCTAATCGAGCTCTACAAACTTAGAGATGAGATTCAGAGAGCGAGATCACCGGCGATTTTTTCGTTTGAAGGAGTGCCTTTTGAGGGGGAACTCGTTTCAGAAGATCCCAAGCAAGCCAGCTATGCCTTTAATGAGCGCGCCTACCGTCGCCGATTAATAGCAATGGATGGTGCTCGGAACCCGTTGCGGGCCACCATGCTTGAGGCGGAGGCTATATGGGGGCATGATCTAAAAGTTCTGATGGAACATGTCTTTAAGCTTGAAAGAGAATTTGTAATTTATGTTCGGCTTCATCTGATGTCCATAGATCCTCAGCGAACTGTACAGGGGGATTTATCGCGTCAGCAGCTTCTAGGGCAGAGGCGAAATGTTCTTTATGACTTGGATAGTGCCGATGACGTTTACTGGGGCGAGATGATGCAGGCACTTCGCGGTGTCGAGAATCACCTCCGTGCACGCCTAATACCAAGTTGAATGTATGGCTTCAGGTTCGCCAGCTGGCGTGAAGTTAGAAAAAGGTGAGAAATCTAGTTACTCGCAAAGACCGTAGGCTGAAGAGCAGCTGTTCTGGCTGTCGGTGCGGGCGATCAGGTCGACCATGTCGAACTGGCGGCCGCCGCGGGCGTCGATGCACATGGCGCTCATGTAGATCGTCCACCGGTGGGGGATACCGCATACGGCCTGGCCGATCTTCCCCGGCGCGATGTTTTTGAGCGACTTGTAATTGATCATGCCCTGGCGGCCGCTTGGGTCGATGTTGACCACCGCTACGTGGTTGGCGGCCAGCAGCGACCGGCATGACCGGTCAATGCGGGCTTTGAGGTTGTGGGGTTTGCGCTTGCTCATAAAGCCTCCTCGAGTTTGCGCAGCGCGTTACGCTCGGCCCTGGTGATGGGCGGCTTGCGGCGCTTGAGGATGGTTTCGGGATCGATCTTGGTCGAGCGTTTCGGCGGGACTGAGTTGCTGGGCGGGCTTGGCAACTGCGCGACTATCCCGCCAGCGGCCAAGAACTGCGCCGTGCGCTCCGATATCGAGTAAGCGTCCTGGCGGTGTTGCTCTACCAGGCTGAGGTTGTTGCTGACGTAGGTCATGCTGCTTTACTCCTGAGCGCCGCCTCGTACCCGTCGACCAGTAGCTTGAACTCCCACAGGTCTTCCTCAAGGCTTTCGATGTAGTCGTTGTCGCGCTTGAACTCTTTCCACCAAAGCTGGCGGCCCACCGGCTTCAACAGCGGGCAGTACATCCCGATGTGCCACCACTTGCGGTCGGTGATCCACATGCAGCCCTGCACCTGGTCGATGACTTCGCTGGCATCGTTGTCGATGTGAAAGGAGCGAAGCTTGTCGGGGGCCAGGAAGCACTTGTACTCGGAGCCGCCATCCTCACCAATGAACCCATCCGCGCTGGCGCCAAAGACGCCGTCGTCGGTCTTGACCAAGCCAACCTGGGTAACGATGAGGCCGGTCTGGATTTCGTGCTCCATGCGCGCCTCGGGCTCCAGCTCATGCCCGCGGCGCATCTGCCATGTCTCGAACCCGCCATCCAGTGGCGCTCCGCCGATGCGCTCGACTGCCAACTCAAAAGCGTACGACAGGGCGGCATTCGACGGTTCACCAACCTTCTCGCCCTCCAGGGCGCGCTGAACAACTTCTGCCTTCGGTGCGGCCTTATAGCCGGCCAGGTCGCGGGCGCGGCCTTCACTGTGCCCAGCGAGCATTGCCTCCACATACTTGCGTTGCTGCGCAGTCAGCCCGTTTACCTTGGAGCGGGCGGTGCTGAACATACTTGCGGTGATGACCCCGGCGCGGGCCTGGAGCCATTCAGGCGAGCCTTGTGTGCAATTGACGATAATCATTGAGGCGCCTCCAGCTTGGCTTTGCGAACGGTAACCGCCGTCTTAACTGTGGAATACCCGTTGGTGTCTCCAGACGCCTGAAGAACTTTCAGGCTGGCCTGCCAGACATCCTTCAACTCGTCCGGCGTCGTGGTCTGCCCGACACGCTCAAGGATGTCCGCGACGACCTGGGCGCGCATATCCTCTGTTTCAGAGCCGTCCGACGACTGCCCGTCATCATCGCGGATGTCGCCGGTCGTGATGTTCAGCAGCGCACACATCACGTAGCGCTTGCCGTAGGTAGTCGATGAGCCAACGGCCTGTACATCATTGCGGCCTTTTCCGATATCGATCGGCAGGCTCATGGTCGTTTGCTCGCGGTGACCACCCCGGTGCATCAAGATTCCAGTGACACTGATCGCCTTTTCAGCGTTTTCCACCTTGAAGGTGATGGCGAACCCGTGCTGCTGCATGATCGGCTTCAGGGTGTGTGTGATGTGGTCGAGCGTGGCGTAGGAGTTTCCTGTGTGCAGGTTCACGGCACCTTCGAACACAGTCGGGATGTTGCACTGCATTTCGGCCATCGCGGCGTTGAAAGCTTGCTCAGCCTCCTTGGCCTGCATGCGCTCGTGCATGGCCAGCAGGCGCTCCATCTTCTCGATGTCGCAGGTCGGATCGGCGGCAGCACGGCTGATGACGGCCATGATGCTGTTGTCCGTGGAGATCGGTGCCACAGCCTGGCGCCGCTGTTCGGGAACGATGATTTGGCCGCTCATGCTGGCTACCTCAGAAGTGGATGGTGATGTTTGGGACTTCGCGGCGTGCGATCTTCAGAACAATGGCCTTGGCCAGTTCCTCGGTGATGTTCATCGACATCAGCGCCTCTTTGGCGGCACCCATGATCTTCACCTTGTGGGCCTGATCAGCTTCGCGGGCCTTCTGCTGGCGCTGTGCTTCTTCAGCTTCTGCTGCCTGCCGGGCAATCTCTGCCAATCGCGCTTGCTCTACAGCCTCTTCCTGGCGGCGCACCGCGGCGATGCGTTCTTGCTCGGCGCGCTGCTCAGCGGCGATTCGGCTGGTTTCGGCCTGTGCCGCTGCTGCGCGGGACTGTTCGGCCTGCAGCTCCAGCTGTAGGCGCTGGCGTTCAGCGGCGGCCTCGGCATCCAGTGCGGCCTGTGCGGCGGCGCGCTGAGTGGCGGCGGCCTGATCAAGCAGTTCCTGTTCGCGCCGTGCAGCAGCGTCACGCTCTGCCTGGGCCTGCTGTTCGGCCTGGAGCCGGGCTTGTTCGACAGCAACACGGGCAATCTCTGCATCGCGGTCACGCTGGGCTTGTGCTTCTGTCTCGGCGCGAAGGCGCACCAACTCAGATTGCTCCGCCTCGTACTGGGTGCGCTCGCTGTGCAAGGTGCGCAGCTTGGCAAGCGTCTGATCCTTCACTTGAGCAGCTTCAGCGAGGAACTCTTCCCATGTGTCGCTGATTGCAACCAGCTCAAGCTGGGCGATGATGTCGGCGACATGGGCGGCGGCCGGGGTTTGCTCAAAAAAGGCCAGATCCTTGATGGCCTGGATTCCATCAACGTGCTTGTCTTTGCGGGCCTGTTCAGCCTCTTCCCACTCTGTCAGCGGCTGGCGGGTGGCATCGCGCAGGTTGTCCATTTTGGTGACGAACTCGCGCAGCTCTGCCTCGACCACCTTGGGCATTTCCTTAAGGCGTTTCAGGTAGTCGCGGCCCGGCTTCTCGACTGCCGACTTAGATTTGCTGACGGTTGCTGCCAGGCTGGCGATGCGGGCACGGCCTTTAGCGGTCTTGAGGTCTGGAACCTCGGTAGTTACTTCGGCCTTCACCGCATCGAAGAACTGGCCCAGGCCACCGGCAACGTAAATGGCCGGCGCGTTGTCGGCGCTGATGTCGTCGATGGTGATGACTTGCTGTTGTGCGGACACGGTGACTCCCTGCCGCGATGCTCGCAGCGATTGAAGGTGTTGTTTATTGGGTGATTAGGCCGCCGATAGCGGGGCCTAGTAGAACGATGGTGAGGAATGTCAGGCCAACGATGGCCGAGGTCCAGCGGATGGCGCGGCGCCGGTGCCGCTGGTGGGTTGTCATGGCGACCGCTGCGCCTGGGCTCGGCGCGTAGGACCGAAAGCCATGTTCCAGCGAGAAACGTGGCGCTGGTGCTGAGTGGCATCGGCGCCGGGGTACACCTCTTGCCCGCAGCGAGGGCAGTTGGCTTGATCGTCACAAATCGCCACCTGGCAGCAGCGCGTGAACATCGTGCTGTTGGTGGGAGAGCAGAGGAATACGCTGATCATGCCTTCACCTCATAAGCGACAGTCCACTCACCGCACAGGCAGGCCCGACGGCTCCAGGCGTGGACGTTTTCGATACCAGCGTCGTAGGCTAGTGACAGGGCACCAAGCCAGGATTTGTGGGTGAAAGCCAGGGTCATGCTGTTCATGCGGCCTCCTTGCGCTGCCTGGTGACTTTCAGGAGGCGCTGGCAGTAGTGGGCGAACTCTTCGTTGGTGATGGCGTTACCGGTGAGCATGTTGGTGATCATGTTCAGGACGACGCGCTGAGCGCCTGGCTCGCTGGCGGGATGCTCCAGGGCCTCAAGCGCTTCATCGATCAGGATGTGCGGGCTCATAGGTCCGCATCCACGTCGTCTTCTGCCTCTTCCCGCTCCGCTGCTACGGCGTCGGCGGCGTAGGGCCTGAGCAGGTCCATTGCGATCTTTTCGGCGGCTTCGATGGGGCGGGGTTGCCCGATCAAGTCAGCGGCGTGGCCTCGCGAGTCTGCCTGGCTGCCCAGGATCGACGAGAGGAACAGCCGAGCAAATGAGTCACGCTGATCCAGGCCGTCGATTTGGCGCTGGTTCAGGTGGCCTTGCAGGTAAGTGCAGAACCGGTCAAACGTCACCACCTGCGGCTGGCCGTAGCGGCGCTTCCATTTGATGTCCATCCCGCACACCAACTGCTCGGCCGAGTGTTCCAGCCACTCCTGCTCCGCGCTCGCCTCGCTGACCTCTGGAGGCAACTGAGCGTCGAAACGCTCTTGGCATAATTTCAATACTGCGCTCATGCTGCCTCCGGCCAGTGGCGTTCAATGCTCTCTTTTGCGTAGGTTGAAAGCCGCTCGTAGCCGTTCACGCCACCGCAGCCTGGCATCGTTCCTTCCAGCTCGACGCACGCGCGAATGTCGCAGCGGCGCGAGCAGACCCAGCCGCCGTAGTGGCATTGGTAGACTTCACCTTTCGGCTCAGGGTGATAGGCAAGCCCGCCTTTCCATGACGGCGACCCGCGCAACTTGAGGCCGCATCCTCGGCACACCGCTTGAGTTTCAGTACAGTTATGCATGGCGACCTCCAGTGTTTGGGGTTAGGCGGTGGCCTTGGCGATGGCAGCTTTGGTATTAATCAGCAATTCAGCCTTTTCGCTTTCGTAACGATCTGGATGCCATTGCGCATCTATCGCTGCCCAGCGACGCGCAATGCTCAGCAGCTCGTCGCGCTGCTGTGTTAGCACCATTCGGTCAAGTTGAAGCTGGAACAAATCAAGCGAGCCTGACTCGATGGCGTCGGTCGCAATGTGCTGGCAGGCGTTCCAGCACGCTACAAGGCGGCGGGCGTTGCTCTCGGACGGCGCACCTGTTTCAGGGTCGATGACATCAGCCGCAACAGCGACATCATCTTCGGGACGTCGGATGAAATACTCGTCAACCGTGATGCCGGATTTGCTGCCGAATCCTGCGCTGGAAAACTCCAGAGGGCCTCTTGTGTGCTCGCTCATGATTTGCTCCGTGGATTGGGTTCACCTGTATTCGTCAACACTCATGCCTCCCGCTGGTTGCCGATGGGCACGGGGGAGGAGTGCTGACGGGTAGAGGCGAGACAAAGAAAGCCCGGTTGGACGTCCGGGCTTTCAGATGCAGTAGTTGTCAGGTTTTTGGGCGGGACCGTCAGCGCCAGAACGCCGAAAGCCCCGGTCGAGAACGCCAGCGCTCACGATGGAAGCGCAAGGGACCGGTTGGCAGGCCGTCATCAGTTGGCGGTTCTGGCCGCGCATGGCTGAGCGCTGCGCCGATCAGGAACAGTAGGAGCATGGTGATCTCCAGTGAGTGGTTGATGCAGGTGGCCGCATAGCGGTATTGGTCGTCCGCATCGGAGTGGTCTCAGGCTTTCGGTGAAGGTTCTTTAACGATCTAAAGCCTGTCGTGAAAGGTGGAGACCACTCCGATGCGGCCTGGTGCTGGGGAGTACCAGGGGCGTCGGGCAGTTAACGACAGGCTGTCGTGGCGCTGGTTGTTCAGGCTGCGAGCCTCTGAGCTTTCTTCATGGCTCGCTCAAAGCTCTCGAAGTAGTAGGTCTTTTGGGGCTTGAACACGCCGCCCACGTACAGCATCGTCGCCGCTGGATCATCCGGACCGCGGCCACCGACAAAGCCCCGCGGCCTCGTATCGGCGATCAGGATTCCATCCTTCGGCAGATGTTCGCCGAAGCCCAGAATGGTTACTCCGGCTGCTTTGCATACCTCGATGCGTTCTGGCTTGAGCGCAAGAATTCCATCGTGTCGGGTGTAGAGCTTCATCGTCTTGCCCTCGGTTGTTTTCCCAATGCCCACCACTCTGGATGGGCATCAGTGAAAAGGTCCGTCAGCCTTCGTATCCAGGCTTTTCTCCGAGCTGCTTCAACTTCTCGGCCTGAAACGCCTTTGCGACACTGAACGCATGAGCGGAAATTTCCTCAGATCGGCGCCCTTCTTTAGCTGCTAACAGGCCAACAACTGCTGCCACTGCGTAGCCTTCGATGTCTTCGTATTCACTTCTGGTCATGGTGCTGCTCCGGGTTGATTTCCCGTCAGGCCCTCTTGCGAAGGCCTGCCAGTGAAATCTGTTTTCTCCACCACGCGCTGGTCCGAGTCGTCTCTCACCGGCGTTAGCACATTTCGTGTTCGATGCTTTGCCGGTTTGTGCGTGGTTTCGCGTACTCACATGAGGGAGTACGGCAGCTATCCAGAGGCTGCATGGGCGGCGGTTTAGCTTCTTCCGACCCAGGTAATGGCCTGGGTACGTCGCGGGGGTCACGTCGGGTTGTTAAAGAGCGGGTCAGGCCCTGAGGCCCTGGCGAGTCCCTGTTGGGTGACTCGATGGAGTGAACAATAAGCTAATGCCTAATCATCTGTAAATAGGTAATGCCTAATTATTTTCAGAAAATGTTCCCGGTCACTATTCCGATTTCGGAGATGACAATCTCGGCAGCGCTGATATAAGCTTTGCCTAAGCTGTATGGATATACAGCATTTAGAGGGAGGTGATTTGTGGCGAAGAAGCAGGCGGCACCGGCAGCACGGCAGGAAATGAGCGGAATGGCGCGGCTAGGGCTGCGCGTCTCATCAATGATTAATCACCCGGTGGCGCAGGCGCAGCGCTGGGTGACGATTCACCGCCTGGACACGGATGGGGATCGGGAGTGGGAGGAGGTGCTGAGCGTGATTGCCGACACTGACGAACTCGAGTTGACGCTCAATGACGACGGCAGCGTGACGGTTAGGTGGGAGCAGCAGGAGGTCGAGGTAGCGGGTAGAGGAGAGGTTGAATTTGAGTCAGAAGAAGAGGCGGCGCCTTTCTGATAGACAAAGAAAAGCCCGCGATGGGGGTAGCGGGCTTAAAGGGTTTCATTAGGAGCTGGGATAACCATAAGCGCCCGACTGTGAAAGGGATGTGAAATTTCGCGCTCAGTAGGACGTCGCGATCGCTTTGGCGAGTTGCATATCGGACATGAGGGGCGACCTATAGCTCAATCGATAGAGTCGGGATGCTTGCTCAAACTGTGCGCCGCGGATCTCGCCATCCGAACCTATGAACGCCAAGGCGTCGGTTTTGGCTGACTTGAAAATCTTTGGCGGTTCGGTCGTAAGAGAAGTGGTGAATCCAACTAAAATAGTTGGCGCGGAGATTGTGAGAAATATCGCGGCAGCGATAGGGTTGGCGCCATCACCTGATACGGCCTGCGTGCTGACCGATGCCAGTAGGGCGATTGCCAGAGCCTTCCATGAATCCATTCTTCGATGCTTCCATTGCGATCAGAGGACGACACGATAGCAGGGTAGGGGATCGCCAGATACAAGAAGCCCGGCGCTGGGCCGGGCTTGCATGTGTTCAAGGTACTTATTTTGGTAGGCCAGCTACGAGCGGCGCTAGATACTGCTGAACAACCCACCAACCGCCAGCAAATACTGCCATGCCTGCAATTAGTGCATAGACAGCGGTTTGCCCCTTTGTCAGCATAGTCTTCTCTATAGACTCCAGGCGAGTTTCCACCTTTCCGAGCGCGACTTTGACGTCGGTCATGTCTCTCTCAAGGTTGATAATTCGGGTTTCCATGTTTCCGCCCCCCGGTGGATTTCCACTCTTAGTATGTGCCTCAGGATCTGGGTTGTCACTTCGGCCGTAAGCCGGCAAGTGCTCGTCCGTGAAGATCTTTGAGTAATCACTCATTCCACAACACCCTCGGCAAGAGGATTGGCCTTGAGCCACCGCAAAATCACTGTCACATCATGGAATCGATAAAAGCCGCATTTGTTGCAACTTGATGCCAAGGAAAGCCGTGGCTTCCCCTCGAAGTACAAGCCAGATGCAACAAGGCTTACTGGGGAGCCCTTTTCCTTGAGGGGAATTAGCCAGGACGACGTGCCGCAAATTGGGCACTGTCCAGGCGTTTCCATTGCTTTGAAAAATCTAACAATGCTTTCGTAGCTGATGTTTGGCTTGTCACTCGATTCAGCAATATCCATTTCCATCCCAATCCTTTATTAACCTAATTTTCTGCAGCACCTAAGCTTCACGCATGCTCAATCCCTGCTCTCTGATAGCCTGCGCTCGGTCGGCACACACTCACTTGAGCTGGGCCGCAGCCTCTTTCAGGTCGCGGCGTAGCTGCTGGTTGGGTTTATTGAGGGACATGACAAATCCTGAGGCGTCTAGCGCCCGAGCAACTGTGATCGCGAAGGGCAGTTTATCTTGAACCTTCGAATGGACAGGGCTTCGTTCCTGGCGTCTTTCTCATTCTGATATTTCATTGAGAATGTGCCGTCTTGATAGCTCTTAGCCATGGCGCTGTTGTTTCTATCGATCTCGCCGTAAATGCGAACGCACTCAACGGATTTCGCCTCGTCAGTAGCTGGTAGCGGTGCGTTTTCGACATCAAGCACATATTGAGACTTTTGATAGGCGCATCCAGCCAATACAGATAGCGAAAGAAGTGCGATTATTTTTTTCATTAAACCTCCGTGTCATTTTCTGTGAATCTGTTGCTCTATATCTTTCGAGTATTCCATACGAGCAGAGCGCGCTCCTGAACATGGGTCTCGTTACGCATCACGCAAAATCCTTCCCACCCTCATCTCATCCGCATAAACCGCCAGCTTGTCCCTGCCGGAATTTCACACCGGCTGCCCGTTCCACACGTAAAGCACCCGGGCCAGGATATGGGTGTCGTCCACCCGGATGTCCTCGGGGTCGTGGTGCTTGTTGTCCGAGATCATCTTAAAGCGATCCTTGCCTTTCTTCTGCAAGCGCTTCACGTACAGCATCTCGTCGTGGGAGAAGAGATAGATGCCGTCCCCGGTGAACTCCCTGATCGTAATGTCGACGAGCAACGGGTCGCGATCCTTGATCGTCGGCGCCATTGACTGACCCCAGCCGGTGATCATCTTGAGGTGGAAGTGTTCTTTGAAGGTGACGCCCAGGTCGCGCAGGTGCTTCGGGCTGACCCGTATGTCCTGAAGCATTTCCGGGTATTCGTGCGGGATCTGCCCGCCGCCCATCGCCGCGCGCACGTCATAGTGAGCAATCCACACCTCGTCACCAACCTGGCCTGGGCGGGAGAAGTCGACGTGGATGACGTTTCCTGAATCGCTTTGTTCTGCGGCGGCCAGCAACCTGGCGCGAGCATCATCTGAAAGGCTTTTTCCTTTCGTCGCCAACATCTGTCGAACCATGTCAGCGGCAGACGACGTCAACGAGCGCCCATCATTGCTGCCTTGAATGGCAGATTCTTCGCTAGTTTCTTCGAGGTTTTCGTAGGAGAAGCCTGGGCGTAAGCCCCAGTGCTCAGGCCCAACGACATCAGAGAAGTAGGCGATCACGTCCATCAGCTTTGATTTGTCGATCCTGCCATTTTTCACCCAGCCCTGTATCGACGGAGGCTTCACGGAGAAGTCGTCTGCGAGGTTCTTTTTCGATACGCCCTTGGCGATCCGCGCGGCCTCGATGGCGGCGCCTAATTCTGGTCCGGTAAGCATTGCCTAATTAAGCCTATTGCGCTGACGGTTAGGCAATGACTTGCCCGTGATAAGGTAATGCCTTATATTCGACACAAATCTCCAGGAGAGAACTCATGAAATCAGCAGAAGCGGCCAAAGAAGCATCTCGCTTGCTGGGTAGTCAGGTGGAAATGGCGCGCCTGCTGCAGGTCACTGCACCCACAGTTAATCAGTGGTGCTCCGGCGAGCGCCCAGTACCAGCAAAGCGCGCAGTTCAAATCGAAGCGTTGACCGGTGGCGTCGTAAACCGCACCGACCTTTGCCCATCGTTTCCGTGGGGGCAGATCGCTCCGGCATCTGTTGAGGCTTCGCAGCAGTCCGCCGCCTGACATCCCTGTCAGCCGTTCCATTGAAGCAATTCTGACCTCAACCGACCCAAGGAAAAACTAGGACATGAAAACGCCCGTACTAGAGACCCGCCGCCAGGTAATGGCTGCCGTGTCCAACGCTTTCCCTGGTGGGATGGATTGCGCAGCTGCTCGCCTTGGCATCAAGGACAAGCGCCTGGAGAACCAGATCTATGAAACCGCCGGGTGCAAGCCGCTGAGCGATGCCGAGATCTTCGTGCTGGAAAGCGAAACGAAGACCGAGCACCTGCCGGACTACATCTGCGCGATGTACGGCGGCGTGTTCGTGAAGATCCCGGAAGCGGGGGAGTTGGACAACGTCGATCTGTACCAGCGCTCGCTGGCTGCATCCGCACAGCGTGGTGCGCTTGACCAGATGGTGGCTTCCGCCCTGGAAGACGGCGAAATCGATTCGAACGAAGCAAGGAAGATCCGCGCCCTGCACGCCAAGTACATGTCGGCGAGCCTTGAGGCTATCGGGGCGGTAATTGAGTTGCACAAAGCCCGCGCATAAATCGCAGGCACAAAAAAGCCAGGTTCGTGGCCTGGCTCATTGCTACATCAGCGAGGTAATCATGAATACACAATCCATCCCCGTCAATACCCCCAACAATCTCGCGCCACGTTTTTCGCAATCGGAAAACGTGGCGCGCAATTCCTCAGTGATTCCGTTCGACTTCGACGGAGCCGCAATTCGGGTAATCACCGACAAGCTCGGCGACCCATGGTTTGTCGCCCGCGACGTCGCTGATGCCCTTGGCTACTCCAAACCGGAGAACGCCGTAGCCCGCCACTGCAAGGCCGCGACCACTACCCCGAAACAGGGTGGTGGTTTTATGACCATCATTCCTGAGCGCGACCTTTACCGGCTGGTGATGAAGTCGAAACTGCCAGCCGCTGAGAAGTTCGAAGAGTGGGTGGTGGGCCAGGTCCTGCCGAGCATTCGCAAGACCGGCACCTTTTCCGCCCAGGGCCCGAACAACTCCAAGATCGTCGGCGAGCTCGCGATCCTGGAATGCTTCGACCGGCTGCTGAAGCCTGCAAACTCCAGCAAGATTATGATGCTGGCCAAGATAGCCGCCAACAACGGCCTGGACGCCAAGTTCCTCCCAGGCTACGCCGTGGACGCTGCGCCTGACGCCGCTGGCGGCTCTTCGATGCCTGCCAAGGCAATCACCGCCCTGATCAAAGATCACGCCATCGCCAGCACTGCCCGCGCTTTCAACCTTGCACTCAAGGCTCACGGCTTCCTGGCTCTGCTCCAGCGCAAAAACTCCAAGCAGGAAATGGTCGATTTCTGGTCCGTGACCGAGAAGGGCCTGGCCTACGGCAAGAACCTCACCAGCCCTCAATGCCCCCGCGAGACGCAGCCTCACTGGTACGTGGATCGCTTCCTTGAATTGGCCGGCCTTGTCGGCAAAGGAGCCAAGTAATGGCCGGAGATTGGATAAAAATGCGAATAGACCTTCAGACGCATCCGAAAGTGTTCCGAATGGTGTCCGCATTGAAAGCGGACAGATTGCGGATCATCGGCGGACTGCACATCGCTTGGAGCATCTTCGACACCCATTGTGATGATGGTGTGCTGGTGGGCTACACCGTCGACGCGATGGATGCGGTGGTCGGCTGGCCAGGCTTTACCCAGGCCATGATCGACGTGGAGTGGGCATCCGTGAATGAAGGCGGAAGCCTTGTAATGCCCCGCTTTGACGAGCACAACGGGGCCAGTGCAAAGCGGCGCGCGAACGACAACGAGCGGAAACGTAACGACAGAAAGACGAAGAGTGTCCGCAATGTGTCCGCTAGTGATGCGGACAGTTTGCGGACCAGAGAAGAGAAGAGAAGAGAAGATAAAGAACAAAAGCCTTATGGCGATGATGAGGTGGGTCAGGCCGAGTTGTTCGCGCAGTTCTGGGCCCTGTATCCACGCAAGGTGGGCAAGGAAGCGGCACGCAAGGCGTGGGACAAGCTCAAGCTGACCAGCGAGCTCTTCGGTTCTTTGGTTCAGGCCCTGGGGGCGCAGTGCCTCACGACAGACTGGACCAAGGACAACGGCCAGTTCATCCCGCACCCATCGACGTGGATCAACGGCAAGCGCTGGGAAGACGAAGTACCGGATCCGTCGCCGGCCGGTAGCAACGTCCACCAGTTCACGCCGCGCCCTCAGTCTGGCGAACCAGACTTCAACAGCAACGCGTGGGCTGACGGCCTTGTGGCTCGCCCATGAAGCCAGTCAACCAGCTGATGGCGACCATGGGCAACCTGCCCGCTGAAAGCCATGCGCAGCCGCTCGACATCACGCCGCAAACTGTTGAGGTGGTGAACGACCTGTTCCGCCGGCTGCGCGGGATCTTCCCTGCATGGCGCCAGGCGTGGCCGTCCACCGAAGCGCTCGATGCTGCCAAGGCCGAATGGATCAAGGAGTTCGCCGACGCGGGCATCCGCACCCTGGAGCAGATTGAGTTCGGTATCCAGAAGTGTCGCAAGCTCAAGAAGCCTTTCGCGCCGAGCGTGGGGGAGTTCATCGCCATGTGCGTGCCGGGGCCTGAAGACTTCGGCATGCCTTCGGTCCCTGGGGCGTGGATGGAGGCCATCATGGAGATCTACAGCCACGAAGGCGTGAAGATCGCGGCCATCGCCACCGGCCTTTTCGACCTGCGTTCCGCCAAGCAGGAAGACAAGGGCCTGCGTCAACGCTTCGACCACAACTACGCCGTGGTGATCCGCCGCGCCCAGGAAGGCCAGCCGCTCGACGGGAAGATCCTCACCGGGATCGGCCACGAGAGCCAGAAGACCGAATTCGAGCTCGCCAACGAACTGGCCGACCAGCAAACCCAAGCACGAATCCTTCAGCAGGGCATCCCAGCCGACGGCAAGTCAGCCCGCGAGCTGCTGCTGGCAAAAATGAACATCAAGCGCGATGCACAGCGCGGCGCGGAGCAACGGACATGACCGTAACCAGCATTCGATACAGCACCGCCCAGACCAAACCAAAACCGCAGGCCGGCGACGAACGCTTCCTGAAAGGCCGTGGTGTCCAGCAAATCCGCCAGCAGCAGTACAGCAAGATGTATCGGGCCTACATGGTCAGCAACGGCCGCCCGGTCTGGGAGTGGGTCGACAAGGGCAGCGAGAAAGATCGCACGTCTGAGGCGTGGCTCCAGGCGCGCAAGTTGGAGCGCATGGCATTGATCGCAGAAGCAGCGGAGCAGCGGACATGAGCAATCACACCAAAGAAGAATGGCTGGTAGACCGCCAGGACTATTGCGTCTGCGTCATGCGAGATGGCGAGCCGCTTGAGATCGCCACCATCGGCGCCATGGATCACAACGGCATTAAGTTCGTGATCGGAGATGAGTCGTGGGCAAACGCATACCTGATGCGCAGTGCGCCAGAGCTGCTGAAGACCCTCGAAGCGATGATGGCTAAGGCCTACAAGCAGAATTGGAACGATCAGTACCCAGAGCTGCTGGATCAGGCCGAGAAGGTCATTGAGCTGGCGAAGGCTGGATCTGCGCAGGGTGACGGCGGCGAGTCATTGGAGCAAGAGCTATGACCTACGTCCGCGAACAAACATCCGCCGAGCTTGCCGCACACATACGCAGCTTGAAAAAAATGGCTGGCTGGTTTGATCCACTTGCTGACCGGTTGTGGCAAGAGGTTGAAGCGCTCAAGGCCGAGAACGATGCGGCGCGCAAGGATCTGCAAAATCTGCGCACCGATAACGCCCAGCTGATTTTCGCGCTCAAGCAGGAACAGCGGAGCTATCTGGTGCTTCGTGCCGAGCGGGACCGGCTCAAGGCTGAGAACGAGGCGCTGCGTGATTATCTCACCCTTCGTGTATCTGAAATGCCGCGTGATCGCCTGCGCGAGACATTCAACGCCGCTTACTACGGGCCGCGCGAACTTGGATCGGACGGTGAGCAATGCCGCGCTGGTGTGCTTGCAGTGATCGGCGCCGCCATGGGCCAGGGAGAGCAGCCATGAAGCGCAACTGGACAATCGTAGTCCCAGGCTACCCGCCATTCCCGATGATTCTGCTGGATGGAGCGCTGGATCATGCGGCGGCAACTCGTGAGGCTCGCGGTATCTGGCCTGCCTGTGAGGTGCAGCCATGACCGGTAAGGGATTTGGTGCGCGCTACTGGTGGTTCCGTCTTCCTGGAGGGCAAGGCCTTCATTTCCGCTGGGTGAGCGCTGGTTACATCCCGCTTTTCAGCGAGCGGAACGGACACGTCAAGGTTCTGAAGCTGGGGAAACTCTGGATCAAGGTGCTACGGCCATGACAGACAAAATAAGTGTGAACTGCCGCTCCATGCTCACTGAGGCCATCACCCGCATGTCCAAGATGTTCGAGGACAAGCACTTCGTGGTGGTAAGCCTTCGCCCAGGCAAGGATCGCACGCTCGACCAGAACCGGCTTTGGTTTTCGATGTACAAGCGCATCGCCGAGATGACCCAGTTGGGCGACCCAGCCGAGGCGCGCAAGTACTGCAAGCTCCATGTCGGCGTCCAGATCCTACTGAACGATGATTCAGGGTTTCAGGCTGAGTGGTACCGGGTGATGCGCCACCTGCCGTACGAAACCAAGCTGGACATGATGGGCGAGTGCCACCTGTTCGGGCCGGACGGCTTTCCGGTGACCAGCCTTTTCAATCGCGCCCAGGGCATCGCCTACACCGACCGCATCGTCGCGCGCTTTGCACCGCAGGGCGTGTACTTCTCTGACCTGCTTAGCCAGGAGGCCGCATGACTATCGAACGGAAGCCGGCCAAGCCGAAGAAGTGCCGAGTTGCTACTTGCGGGGCCTCATTCGTCCCTTCGCGCATGGGGCAGGCGGTGTGCAGTCCAGCGTGCGCCCTGATCGATGGGCCGCGTCATGCGCCGAAAGCCCGCAAGGCCCTGGATCAGATCGAGCGCGCCGAGATCAAGGTCCGCAAAGAGAAGCTGAAGAGCAGGGCGGATCATGCCAAAGAGGCCCAGGCCGTTATCAACCGCTATGTGCGGCTGCGTGACGCGCATCTAGGCTGCATCAGCTGCGACAAGCCGGTGAGCTGGGGCGGTCAATGGCACTGCTCGCACTTCCGTAGCGTGGGCGCCGCCGCGCACCTCCGCTTCAACCTATGGAACATGAACAAGTCCTGCTCCCAATGTAATGCCCATCTGAGCGGAAACATCATGGTTTACCGGCCCCGTCTGGTCGAGAAAATCGGATCTGAAAAGGTTGCGTGGCTGGAGTGCAATCAGGACCTGGTCCGCCATGAAATCCCCTACCTGAAGCGCCTTAAGGCTGTGTTTGCGAAGAAGGTGAAACGGATAGAGCAGAGATTTGAAAGGGGGCAATCATGGGCAGCAATGTGATCCTTATTCGAAAAACGCTCGCCGAGATTTCTGGATCAAAAAGGTCGATCGGCCTTTTTCGGTGCCCGGAGTGTTTGGTCGAATTTGAAACTCGAATGGAGCGCTCCAAGGTCATGACGGGGCTCTGCATTCCATGCGCAAACAAGGCTGCGGGCAGGAAGCGCGCAACCCACGGCCTCAATAACTCGAACAGCCGACTGCATGTGACATGGGCGAACATGAAGCGCCGCTGCCTGAAGCCTCGCGGTTCTGAAATCCAGAAGTACCGCGGCGTGACGCTCTGTGAAGAGTGGATGAGCTTCGATCCATTCATGCAGTGGTCGCTTGCCAATGGCTACACCGATGAGCTGACGCTTGACCGAATCGAGTCCTCGAAGGGTTATGAGCCGGGGAACTGCCGGTACACCGATTACAACGTCCAGGCGGCAAATCGTCGCCTGACCGACAAGAACACCAGCGGCCATGTCGGGGTTTCTTGGGATCGAGGCAGGTGGTCGGCAAAGGTCCAGTGGCAGAAAAAGCAAATACACCTCGGACGCTTCAAGGACATCAAGGACGCAGTTAAAGCGCGCAACGATTACTTGGCAGCTCACGACCTGCCGCACTTGAGGGCCTAGAGACATGGAAGAGATCAAGGCCATCAAGGCCAAATACCGGGCAATGACCAGAGAGCTGAAGAAGGGGGAGGCAGCATGAAGATCAACTCAGCGCGCCAGGCTTGGCATGACTGCAAGTACAACCCGGCCCCCGGGCAGGCCTCCGATGTAGTGCAGTTGGGCGTGGTGGTGCAGAACACCGAGCGCGGGCCCACGGCCAACCACGCAGTGCACGGCGCCCTGGCTGGGCACATCCAGTCAGCGATCGCCCGGCTGCACCCGCAGATCCGCGTATTCGGTGACTTCATGTACGCCGCCGAGCAAAGCGACGACCTCCGCGAGGCGGCGGAAGAGGTCGTGTTCCTGGTGGTGCAGAACCGATCGCCACGAATGACGGCAGCCAAGCGCGACAAACTGGAGTTTGTGGTGAAGGGGGTCATGCGGCGATACCGGCACATGCACCAGGGTGGGCAGTCATCAAACGAAGACCCGCTGGCCAACGCCGAGAAGTTCCGGGCGTGGATGTGGCAGGTCTACGAAGTGCGCTTGGAGTCGTGCAATTGGGAGCGTGATTGGGGTGGTGTGCTGCAGTTGATCTTCGAGTGCTGCGAGGATCTGGACCGTCGCGCATTGAGCCCCGTTGCAGCAGTAATTTACGAAATGCGCGAGGCCGCATGAGGGCCTATTGCGTTCCCGTGCGGCTGGTGGCATTATCTCGCCACTGTTAGAGTTTTGCCTTCGGCAACTTACTCACCGATCCAAGAAACCCGGCCACCGCGCCGGGTTTTTTATTGCCTGAGTTTCACTGCAGCCAGGGCAGCCTTGCGGAAGGCCTGGACGCTGATAAGCCGGTAGTGCAGCGCTACGGGAAAACACCGGCAGCCCGTGCATCCTGACCTCACTGTGCTTCCAGGGTGGCGCGAGACAAGAGCGGCGAGATCGATGCACTGGGGCGTCGACGCTGGAATTGTCTTTGGCTGGCAGCGCGGAAAGACGCGCACACCTATTCAGGGCCTCAGCATTCGCTGGGGCTTTTCTCGTTATGAGGCTCCGAAAATGTCCCGCACGATCCAATCCAGCAACTACGTGCCGGGCGTTTCCGGTTGGAAACTCAACACTCTCACCGGTGAGTTCGAGATTAACTCTTGCACCCTTGGCGGCGCGGCCAATGCGCCAGAGCGCCAGATGGTGTCGGTCGAGGTGGCCAGCTGGAGCAAGTACGACTTGCCCAAGAATGCCGCCAACCTGCTCCAGTTCATGCAGGCAGAACTGCAGAAGGTCCCCGAGCAGTATCGCCATGCCGCCGAATTCGAAGAGTTCGATGCGAGCTACGGCGATGAGTCGTTCAATTCTCGCCTGTTCCTGAGCTACGCCCGACTCGAAACTGAGGAGGAACTGGCCGATCGTCTGGAGAAGGCTAAGGTTGCCGGTATACGGGTCAGCATCAAGAACGGCTTGACGACTGTCATTCACGATGGCGTTTTACGGTACAGGATCGGCAAGCTGGACCAGCCGGATCCTGAACAGCCTGAGCCATTCAAGGTTGATGGCGACCAGGTCTACATCAACGAGGCCACGATTCAGGACGGCATCGTGAAGTCGCCATGGCCCGCCGCATGGGGCGTGCGGATGCAGCTCGGCGAGAACGGCAAGTTGTACACCGCGGGCATCGACGTTGGCTTGCCATCGCAGTTCGTGGTTTCGGCTGATCGCTTCGCAGTAAACGGCCGCGCCGCCTCGGAAATCCTCCGCGATATCGGTGCGCAGATCAGCAAAACCGAGCTGTGCCGCCAGGTGCTGGCGAACACTGATCAGCTCGGAGCCAGCCTTGCCGCCCAGGTCAAAGAGCTGATCCGCAAAGAGCTCATGCCAGGCGGGCTGCTGCACCGCTCGCGATAACTTCCAGCCTGCTACGTTGCGGGCCTTTTCGTTTTCGGCTCCACCACACCCATAGCTCCGAGCTGGGAGTGCAGCTGGGGCTGATCTATTTATGGACAAGGCCATTTTTTTTCATGGAGTGACGATGGATCCTACTGACCTCGGCCCAGGCACAGCTACCTGGCTGGGCGGTAGCGCCACCGTTGTACTGGGCGGCCTGCTTTGGCTGCGCCGCTTCCTTTCCAAGGATGCGACAGACCGTGCGATGGACAGCGCCGATATCGGCACGCTGAAGCGGCTGAACGAACTGCTGAACCAGGAGCGCGCCGCCCGCAAAGAAGCCGAGGCCCGCGCCGATCAGTTCGCCAAGGAGCGGAATGACCTGGCCGCCGCTGTTGGGCGCATGGAAGGCAAGATTGAAGCGCTGACCAGTCAGGTCGCTCAACTCACTGACCGCGTGACGCAGCAGAGCGACGAGATCACTCGCCTGCGCACCAAGCTGGGAGGAATCGCCTGATGGACAGATGCGCATTGGAATTTATCGCCCGCCGCTGGTGGCGCCGGACTGAGGTCTGGGCCATTGCCGTCGTGCTGGTGGGTGGCGGGCTGGTTCTGGGTTATCAGGCCGCCTACTGGTCACTCGCCGAAAAGCAGAGCAACCAGGTGCAGGAAATCCGCAAGGCCTACGACACCGCGATGACCGAACGCGACCGGCTGCTGGAAGAGCTGACCCGCAAGACGGGCACCGCCGCTGACAAAGCCACCAAGGCAGCAACCACTGCCGCCCAGGCTGCCGACAAGGCAGATGAAGCCCTCAACCGGGCAACGCAGTAATCCGCGCCACGTTTTCGAATGCGCCAAATCGTGGCGCGAGGTTTTCAGATGAGCAAGGTCACCCGCCTGCGCCACGCGCTACCGATGAGCCCGGACATCAACACGGCAGTTAGCGTTCTCGACAAGGCTATTGCTGATGCCGTGGACGCCGCCAAGGCTGCAGGGCTGCCCCAGGGACTGATCGTTGGATTGCTTCACGGCCATGCCCACGCACAGACACACCAGATGGTGACCGTATGACCGTCAAGGTTCTGGAGTTCAAGCGGGAAGACTGGCGCGATGCAGCCAAGACCCTGCGCAAGATCGCCGATGACCTGGATGCGGGCGAGCATCCCGAGTGCACGGTAGGTGCTTTGACGTTGATCGGCGCGAAGGGGGAGGTCACGGTGTTCGGCCTCGGCCCCAAGTGCGACGACCTGCAATGCCTGGGTGCCATGCGCCTGGGTGAGCAGAAGTTGATTGATGTGCTGCTCGATCCTGAATGACTGGTTACGGATTCAGTTGTTCCAGTTCTTCTGCGCGGGCTATGGCTTCAGCCTCAGTTTCGAAGTGGTCGTTCGTGTAGTCGCCCGTTTTGCTGTCAATGATGTGGTAGTTGATCGCGACAAAAGCGGGCACGTAATCGGCATCATCAACAACGAATCCTGGGACCAGCTTGATCTCCTGCGGTGGCATTACCATATATCTGGGCATAGCGAACTCCTGGGTTGGTGTGCCGCAGGTGAGTGCGGCACGGACGTATTACTCAGCGTCACGCATCCGCTGTGCAACACCTTGTAGATAAGTGATCAGGTATTCGACCTGGGCAGCTGACGTGGCTATCGGGTAGTCGCCGAGGACCGCTCGCAAGATGTCGTGGTGGTCAACGTAGAACAAGTCACCGTCAATGTATGAGGCGTACTCAGTATTCGATATATCGCGCATCGTTGGGATGTCGATTGCGTTGGCGCCATATTCGATCTTCACATCAAGCTTCATGGGTTCACCTTGCCAGTGAGTAGGGATCATCACCAATACCGGCAACCCGCCACCATTACAAGCTCAAGGTGATCCATGGATAGGCCATACCCTCCATCGTCACTGCTTCAGCTGTCCGAGTTATCCGAATTCGGTATCCGCCTAACACCGGCGCCTGAGGTCTGGGAATGGCTCCAGGCCGAGATACTTGCCGACACGGGCAGCATTCACAACGAAGACCACGCCCACCTACTCGATGCAGATATCCGGGTCATGTGGGCGTCGTCGAGCTTCGAGAAGCAAGGCCGTACAGTCCTGGGCCAGGCCGAACAGGTAGCGTTCCGCGCCGGCGGCTGGCAGAAGGCTCGGATGGAGCAACAGATGCGTGATTGGTTCGGCGATGTGCCGTCCTTCATCATCACGCTGGCTGCTGACTACTGCGCCCACTGCACAGACCTTGAGTTCTGCGCACTCATCGAACACGAGCTGTACCACATTGCTCACGCCAACGATAAGTACGGCCAGCCAGCCTTCAACAAGGAGGGCGCGCCAAAGCTTGAGATGCGTGGACATGACGTCGAAGAGTTCGTCGGCGTTGTCCGCCGCTACGGTGCGAGCCCTGACGTTCAAGCGCTGGTGGATGCTGCAAACAGTCCTGCTGAGGTGGGGAAATTGAACATTGCGAGGGCCTGCGGAACCTGTCTGCTCAAGCTGGCCTGAATGTGAGACAGGCATGAGACGGAACCCAATCTATGGCAGCCCTGAAAAACGATGTGAAAGCCTTCATCGTTCAGGCTTTGGCGTGTTTCGACACTCCCACGCTCGTCTCACAAAACGTTAAGCATGAATTCAACATCGATGTGACCCGCCAGCAGGTTGAGCAGCACGACCCAACAAAGCGCGCCGGAGCCAATCTGGCAGCCAAGTGGCGCACCCTATTTGAAGACACTCGCAAGCGGTTCCGTGAAGAAACAGCCGAGATTCCTATAGCCAATCGAGCCCATCGGCTGCGAACGCTTGGCCGTATGGCGGAGAAGGCCGAGAACTCAAAGAATATGGCGTTAACGGCCCAGCTGTTGGAGCAGGCCGCTAAGGAGACGGGAGACGTATACGTCAATCGACGCGTTGAGCCTGACAAGTCGCTGGATGAAGAAATCAAACGGCTTGAGATCGAGAAGCGTAAGGCCGAGCTCAAGCTGATAGAGAAGGGCGGCGGCAACTCCAACGCCCAGCTGCTGGCCGATTTGATCGCGAGGCTGCCGTCATGATCGCGAACACTGGCAACCTGATGCTGGATCGTCAGCTGTCTCGTTGGTACCCGCTCAAGGATCACCCGGTGCAGCTCGCCTTGGTGGCCGCTGTGTCTGAAGGCATTCGCTTCCCTCTGGTGCCAGCTGGGCGACGCAGCGGCAAGACTGAGCGGTTCAAGCGTTTCGTTGTGAAGCAGGCATCGGCCTACACCGGCATGTACTTTGCCGCAGCGCCGACGCATGCCCAGGCGAAGAAAATCTTCTGGGATGACCTCAAGGCTTTCACGCTGTGCTGCATGCACAGCCGCCGGCCGTCCGAGTCGGACCTGATCATCTATATGGACAATGGCAGTGAGATTCACGTCATTGGCCTGGATAAACCGCAGCGGATTGAGGGTATTCCCTGGACCGGCGGCGGCATTGATGAGTTTGCTGACATTAAGCCGGACGCCTGGGAGGCAAACATTCTCCCGGCGCTGAACACCGTCAACCCAACCATGCCGGATTACCGGGCCTGGTGCTGGCTACTCGGCGTACCGGACGGCCTGAACCACTATTACGACCTGTGCATGCAGGCGGAGTCGGGCAATGACCCGAACTTCCGTGTGTTCCACTGGAAATCGGCCGAGATTCTTCCGGCTGACGTAATGGACGCAATGAAGCGGGCCATGTCGGCCAAGCAGTTCAAGCAGGAATTTGAAGCATCGTTCGAAACGGCGTCTGGCCGGATCTACGAGGACTACAGCAAGGCGAACACCACGGATGCAGCCATTGAGCCGCATGAGCAGCTGATGTGGATGCACGATCAGAACTTCACGCCTCTGTCATCTGCGATCGGTGTCCGGCGCAACGATGGCAAAGACCTTTATCTGCTCGATGAGATTGTGCTGATCAGCGCCGTTTCGAAGCAGTCAGCTGCTGAGTTCGTGGACAAGTTCAAGGATCACAAGAACAAGCACGTCCTGATCTACGGTGACCCGGCGGGCAAGGCGGGCGAGAAGCACGGCCACGCTTCTGACTACACCGACATCGAGGGCGTGCTTAAGGCTAATGGCTGGACGTACACGCGCAAGGTCAAGCCGGCGCACCCGTCCATCAAGGACCGGCAGAACGCCGTCCGGGCGAAGATCCTGACCGCCTCAGGCGAAACCAGCTTGTTCATCAACCCTGTCACGGCTCCCTGGTGCCACAAGGGCTTGAGCACGGTTCAGCTTCAAATGGGCTCGACCTTCCAGGAAGACCAGAAGAATGACTACCAGCACATCACCACAGCGATCGGCTATTGCATCGACGTTGAGTGGCCGTGCATCAAACGCACCGCATCCACTGAAAATCTGAGAATGTGACCCCATGAGCAACGACCCAAGCAAAACGCTACCGGCCGTAGACGCCATGCGCGAAGACTGGGCTCTTGTTGACGCGCTGATGGGCGGAACTAAGGCGATGCAACTGGCTGGCAAGCTCTACCTGCCGAAGTGGCCAAAGGAGGATGACGACGCCTATAAGGAGCGCCTGTCGCTCTCCACACTACTGCCTGCGTTCAGTGAGACCGTCCAGAACATGAAGGGCAGGGTGTTCGCAGAACATATCGCGCTCGGCGACGATGTGCCTGAGTCGATCAAGGCCTACGTGCAGAACTTCGACCGCCAGGGCAATAACCTTCAAGTCTGGGCTCAACAGCTATTCACCGTAGGGCTTTCCCATGGCCTTTGCCATGTGCTGGCTGATTACCCCAAGACGAAAGACGAGCAGGGCAACTCTGTCGTACGCACTGCTGCGGACGAGAAGGCCGCCGGTGTTCGCCCATATGCGGTGATGATTCACCCCCAGCAGGTGATTGGCTGGCTCACAGAAGAGAAGGGGGGCGAATGCTCGCTGTCTCAGTTCTGGTATGCCGAGGCTGTCGAAGAGCGAGCCGGCGATTTCGGGGTGACTGTGATCCCGCAGATCAGGGTGTTGATCCCTGGTGGCTGGAAGGTGTACCGCAAGACCGAGGACGCCAACGGCAAGAAGGAGTGGACCAAGGTTGATGAGGGGACGAACACGCTCTCTGTCATCCCGCTGGCCACCTTCTACACCAAGCGCACGGGCTTCATGACCGCAACGCCGCCGCTGTTGGAGCTGGCGCACCTCAACAAGAAGCACTGGCAGTCCCAAAGCGACCAGGACAACATCCTGCACGTAGCCCGGGTGCCGATGCTGATGATCTCCGGTATCGATGACGAAGCTTTTGAGCTAAAGGTTGGGACCAGTTCCGCAACCAAGCTGCCTACAGGCGGCGACATGAAGTGGGTGGAGCATACCGGAACCGCCATCGAGGCCGGGCGCAAGTCGCTGGAGGATCTTGAGGACCAGATGCGTATCGCTGGCGCCAAGTTGCTCCAGAAGGAAAAGCAGTCCACCAAAACAGCTACCCAGGCCGAGGAAGAGGCTGCTCAAGAGATGAGCCCGCTACAAACCATGGCCGGCCAGCTTGAGGACACGCTTGACCAGGTGCTTCAGTACTTCGCGCTCTGGAAAGGGGAGAAGGAGGGCGGCCACGTGAAGGTGAATGGCAACTTTGACGTGGACTTCGCACCGGAAACCACTCTTCCACTGCTGCTTAACATGGCAACCCAAGGCCGGCTCTCCGACGAAACCCTGTTCAATGAGTACAAGCGCCGTGGCGTGGTCTCTGATGACATTGAGTGGGAGGTCGAGAAGCAGAAGATCGCCGACCAGGGGCCAGCGCTCGGAGCTCTCTAAATGGCAACGGTCAACGAGATCCTTCAGGACGAGCATATCGCTCACGCGGTATCGCTGGAAAAGTACAAGCTTGGCGTGGTGCGGCGCATCATTACTCAGCTGAATCGGTCGGATGCCAGCCTATCGGCGGCGCTGACCGAGGCCCTGGAGCGAATGCCTGCCGAATCATTCACTGTAGAGCGTCTTGAGCTGCTACTGAGTGAGGTGAGGGCAGTAAACGCCCAAGCCTACGACCAAGTGTTCACCGCGCTTGAAGCTGACCTGCAGGAGCTTGCGGGCTACGAGGCCAACTGGCAGCAGACACTGTTCCAGCAGGCACTGCCAGAGCCGGTGCTGGTGCGCTTCCCGTTGGTGAGCATCAGTTCTGAACAGGCATATGCGGCCGCGATGTCTCGGCCGTTCCAGGGGCGCCTGTTGCGCGACTGGGGCAAGCAGGTAGGCGCTGAGCGCATGGTCAAGGTCCGCAATGCGATCCGATCCGGCTACCTGGAAGGCAGGACCACCGACCAGATCATCCGCAGTATTCGCGGCACTAGGGCGGCCGGCTATGCTGATGGCTTCCTTGAGCGGCCTCGGAAGGACTTGGCAGCGGTCGTGCAAACGGCCGTGAGCCACACCGCAGCCACGGCACGAGAACAGTTCAATGTTGCGAACAGCGAAATCCTGAAAGCTGAGGACTGGCTCAGCACCCTGGACACGAAGACCTCCACCGACTGCATCATCCGTGACAAGCTTTCGTATGAGGTTGGCACGCACAAGCCGATAGGGCACAAGGTGCCGTGGCTACAAGGCCCTGGGCGAATTCACTTCTGCTGCCGCAGCACTTCAACGCCGCGAACCAAGTCGTGGCGAGAGCTTGGTATTCCCATTGATGAGATGACACCAGGTCAGCGGGCAAGCATGGACGGCCAGGTGCCGGCTGACACTACCTTCAGCACTTGGCTTGCTCGTCAGTCCGATGCGCGCAAGGCTCAGGTGCTCGGACCAATGCGGTATCAGCTCTACAAGGGCGGCAAGAGCCTTGAGGATTTCTACTCGCCAACCGGTGAGTGGCTGACCCTGGAGCAGATCAAGCAGCATGACGCGCAGGCATTCGCTAAGATGGCTGCATGACCAAGGAGAATAAGCCATGTTAGTGAAGTTGATCGGTGGCACAAATGACAGGCAGACGGTAGATATTTTGGATGGTGATACGTCTATCAGCGTTCCAAAGCGCCATACTGGATTCCAGCGGGTAGTCGGGGATCTCGGCCATGAGCGCTACATTTGCCAGGAAGTAATTGGCGCCAACGGCGCAAGCTGGTCGTTTTTCGTCATCGAAGGCGGTGACGCTCTTGACATCCTTCAGAGGTCCTACGGTGGCTGACGCGCCGCGCTTTCACCTCATTCAAGGCACGCCAGCCCCGGACACTCCGGCGGAACAGGTGCGCAAGCGCATTCGGGCGATGCCCAAGCCAGCAACGATGGTTCAATGTCATCGCTGCGGCGGGCGCGAGGTGATCGAAACGAAGATCGGCGTGCTAATGAAGAATGGCAGGCCGACTGGCGGTACCAAGACGATGATTTGTGTTGGGTGCCTACTGAGGGGGGAACGAGTGTTAGTCTAGGGCTCGCGCCTGAAACTCTATGGCAATCAAAGCGTTTCAGACGCCCCTATAAATACTTCACGATGAAGGTCGCTATGAAACTCAGGAAACCCTCAGACGTGCATGAGTTGGACGTTACCAAGCATGCCGTGAAATTGTTGAGAGAGCTCGCTGATAATATTGAAAGCGGCGCGGCAGAGTTAAAGTCTGCGCATCGTTGCTGGAATGACGACGATCTCCCTCTGCAGAGCATGATTGTAGTGTTTGAGAAGGATCCAACTTCGAAGCTATAAGCTGATGAGTATTTTCTGCCCTGGCATTCGCTGGGGCTTTTTTATGGGCGCAATTCCGGATGGATAGCGCCGCACCGGGCCGGATGGCCTAGCAGATGGGCGGATGCCTGGAGACTAACTGATGAAACTGAAACTCGACGAACAAGGCCATGTGGTCGTGCAGGATGGCAAGCCGGTTTACACGCATGACGATGGAAAGGACGTAGCGTTTGACGCACCGTCGGCCGTATCCAAAATCACTGCGCTGAACGCCGAAGCCAAAGGGCACCGCGAAGCCAAAGAAACCGCCGAAGCTCGCGCCAAGGCATTCGAAGGCATCGAAGACCCTGAAAAGGCCCGCGCAGCACTGGCTACCGTCGCAAACCTCGACGCCGGGCAATTGGTCCAGGCCGGTAAGGTGGATGAGATCAAGCAAGCAGCCATCGCCGCCACAGAGGAGAAGTTCAAGGCGCAGGTGACCACGCTCGCTGAGCAGATCAAAACCGTCACTGCGGAGCGCGACACCACCACCGGCATTCTCTACCAGGAGAAGATCGGCGGCGCCTTCGGCCGTTCCAAGTTCGTCACCGACAAAATCGCTGTTCCGCCCGACATGCTGCAAAACACCTTCGGCAAGGCTTTCAAGGTCGAGGAAGGCAAGGTCGTGGCTTATGGCGACGATGGCAACAAGATCTACAGCCGCGCCCGCCCTGGTGAGCTGGCTGACTTCGACGAGGCGCTGGAAGCCCTGGTCGAGCGCTACCCGTACCGCGACAACATTCTCAAGGGCACCGGCGCCAGTGGCGGCGGCTCTCCGAACAATGGCGGCAAGGGTGGCGACAAGAAGACCCTTCCGCGAGCCGCATTTGATGCGCTTGATCCAGCCGCCAAGGCTGATCATGCACGCAATGGCGGCTTGGTAACTGACTGACCAACGCCGCCGGGGTTTGCCCGGCAAGTAATCAATGCCCGCCACTGAGCGGGCTTTTTTGTGGAGAAAGCCAAAATGGCGAACACCCTTAACGGCCTGGTGCCGGCTCTGTACGAAGCGCTCGATGTCATCTCTCGCGAGATGACGGGCTTCATCCCGGCGGTATCCCGTGATTCGTCCGTTGCCCGTGCGGCAATCGGCCAGGACGTGCTGGTGCCCATCACCAGCGAAGTGGCTGCGGCTGACAACGTTCCGGGCGTTACCGCTCCGGACTCGGGCGACACCATCGTCGATAACGTCGCGGTGGCCATCACCAAGAGCAAGCACGTTCCGGTACGCTGGAATGGTGAGCAGACCAAGGGCCTGCAAAACGCCGGCACCTTCTCGTCCATCCAGGCGGATCGCTTCTACCAGGCGATGCGCACCCTGGTGAACGAGGTGGAGAAGGATCTGTGGTTGGAGGCTTACCGCAATGCCTCCCGCGCCTACGGCACCGTTGGCACCACGCCATTCGGCACTGCGGCTGACCTGTCCGACTTCGCTGGCGTGCTGGGCATCCTGGAGCAGAACGGTGCTCCAACTAACGACCTGCAGCTGGTCCTGGGTCACTCTGCCATCGGCAACATGCGCGGCAAGCAATCTGGCCTGTTCAAGGTTAACGAGGCAGGTTCCAGCGACATGCTGCGTAACGGCATGACCGACCGCATCATGAACATGGCGATCCGCCATTCCCACCAGGTGGGTCGACACGTCAAAGGTACCGGCGCCGCTTACGTCACCAACGGCTCCACCGCTATCGGTGCGACCAACGTCGCTCTGGCGACCGGTACCGGCACTGTTCTGGCTGGCGATATCGCGACCTTCGCGGCTGACGGCGACAACAAGTACGTCGTCGGTGCCGGTGTTGCGGCTCCGGGCACCATCACCCTCAACAAACCCGGCTCGCAGATCGTCATCCCGACCGGCAACGCGCTGACGCTGGGCAACTCGTACACCGCGAACGTGGCGTTTGCCCGCTCTGCGATCGTACTGGCCACCCGTGCCCCGGCAATGCCTGAGGGCGGCGACTCGGCCGACGACGTGATCACCATCACCGACCCGCTGACGGGCCTGTCGTTCGAAATTGCGGTCTACCGCCAGTTCCTGCAAACGGCCTACCACGTCCGTCTGGCCTGGGGCTGCCGCGCAATCAAGGATGAGCACATCAGCCTGTTGGTCGGCTAACTCAACCACAACGACAACCAGGGGCTTCGGCTCCTGCGTTGTTTCTGGAGAATGACAATGGCTGGACTGACGAAAGAACAGAAGGCGGCAAAGGCACTGCTGGCCAAGGCTATCGAACTCAGCGGTTTGAGTGCGGAGGCTTTTGAGGCCCTGGGCGAGCAGGAGCGTGCTGACTGGAACAAAAGCGCCCAGGATGCGATTGATTTGCTTGTGGCAGACGCTCAACGCCTTGCGGATGAGGCTGCGGCGGCGAAGCCGAAAGGTAAGCCTGTCTCGGAAGACGACGAGCCGGACTACACCGGCCTGGTGAAGGTTGAGCAGGGCGGCGAGCAGTTGCATGTTCACCCGTCCTGCCTGGACGACCACAAGCGTCTCGGCTGGAAAGAGGTCTGATATGGCTCTGGTGATCGAGAACGGCAAGGTGGTGCCAGGCGCCGACAGCTTCGCAACGGCCGCCGAACTGGTCACCTATGCCACGAACTTCGGCAAGGTCATCCCCGCAGATGTAGTAGCGCAGGAATCCCTGCTGCGCCGCGCAGCCCTGCAAATGGATGCGATGCCATGGAAGGGCAGGGCCGTGAATCGTGACCAGGCGCTGGCCTGGCCTCGGGCCGAGGTCAAGCGTCAGGGCTGGGTGTTGCGCTTCGACGAGATTCCGCCGCAGATCAAGGCTGGCCAGATGGCCTTGGCCGCCGAGATCCATGCGGATGACCTGATCGCGCCTGAAACCAAAACGGGAGCAGTCGTTTCCGAAACTGTTGGGCCGATCAGTACCACGTTTGCAGTTGCCACCAAGTCGGTGAGCAAGCCAGCAGCAACTCGGCAGTCGTATGCCCAGTTCTCCGGCCTGCTGGAATCCTCAAGTCAGGTCAACCTGGTACGAAGCTGATGGCAGATATTTATGATCGAGCCAAAGCGACCGCCACTAGGATGCTGGCGCCGCGCTCAAGGGGTGGTAAGGGGTTAGAGCTTTCTCTGATTCGGGTCACGACCGGTGAGTACGACCCCGAGATTGGTGGGAGCCCAGTACTCACGGAGCAGTTCGACGGCTCAGGTCTTCGCCAAAACTATCGCCAGCAAGATATCGACGGCTCGCTGATCAAGCAGGGGGACGTAAAGATCCTGATCTCTCCAGTGCTGCTGGATGGCGCAGACACGCCCCAACCGGTGACGCTGGACAAGATCGCCTTCGACGGTGACACCTACACGGTTCAGCACGTCGATCCTTGGGACTACGCCGGCATTGCCGTCGGCTTCAGTGTGCAGGCCAGAAAATGAGCTTCTCGCTCGATTTGAAAGCGTTTGTGGAGAAGGCAAAGGGGAATGTCGAGCAGGTAATTCAGAAAACATCTATTGATTTGCTGTCTGCGGTGGTTGATCGATCCCCTGTAGGGAACCCAGAGCTATGGGCGATTAACGCTACGGCTACGCAGTACAACGCGGAAGTAGAGCGCCTCAATACGGAGATGCGCAACAACCCAAAGAACCTGTCAAAGAATGGTCGCATGAAGCCTGGGCGACTGATCAGGGATGGCATGGACCTGGTAGCCGGCAAAGACTATGTCGGCGGCCGCTTCAGGGGTAATTGGCAGGTATCGTTTGATACGGCTATTACCGGGAACATCGAGCGGATTGACCCAAATGGTAGCGCCAGTAAATCAGCCGGCGCTGCGCTGATGCAAACATTCACCACTGAGGTAGGCACGATCTGGATGATGAACAACCTTCCTTACGGTCCGCGTCTTGAGTATGAAGGCTGGTCGAGCCAGGCACCGGCGGGCATGGTGCAGGTTTCCGTCACCGAGGCTCAAACCTATCTCAATAAGGCCGTTTCGGAGCTATCGAAATGAGCGACAGAATCATCCGAAGCCTTTTCGAGGCTCGCCTGAAAGCATGGGCGTCGGCCCGTGTTCCTGCGCTGCCGATTGCCTACGAGGACGTAGCGTTCACGCCGCCGGCGAATGACGCGCCCTACCTGAAAATATTCCTCCTGCCGGGAAATACTGATAGCGAGGATCTTGAGGGCAAGCACGCTTCGTATCGGGGCGTGCTGCAGATCAGTGTGGTAACGAAGGCAGGGGAAGGCCGGGGGGGCGCCGGGCTGATTGCCGATGAGATCTCGGCGCTCTATCCAAACAACATGGCGCTCACGAAAGCAGAATTCACCGTGTTCATCCGTTCGCCAATGGCGACTGCTGGAGCAATCCAGGGCGATACAACCAGTTCACTACCTCTGTCCTTCCAGTACAGGGCTGACACCTTCTAATCCGCCCATTGGGCAAACCCAGAACCCGCCATTGAGCGGGTTTTGTCATTTCTGCAAAGAGGAAAAACCCATGGGCTACAAGATCCCCAACGGCGGCACCTTCCAGCACGCCGCAACCTATGCCGCTGCACTGGCGTTCGCCACCATCAGCAACGCGAGCGAGGCCGTGGCCACCGTCGTTGGCAGCACCCTGGCCGCTGGCGATATCGTTCTTCTCAGCTCCGGCTGGAGCAAGCTGGACAACAAAGTGGTGCGCGTGAAAACGGCCACAGCCACCGCTATCACCCTGGAAGCGATCGATACCACTGACACGCAGATCTTCCCGGCCGGTAACGGCGCAGGAACCATGAAGAAGGTGTTGACCTGGGTGCAGATCCCTCAGGTAACCGACTTGGCCTTCTCGGGCGGCGAACAGAACTATCTGGATGTGGTGTTCCTTGAGAACGATCAAGGCAAGCAAATCCCAACTGACAAGTCCGCCGCCAGTATGGTGCTAACCATTGCCGATGATCCGGCCCAGCCATTCAACGCTGTGCTGATGGCTGCCGACGCAGGCAAGCAGGTGCAAGCAGCGCGCCTCAACCTGCCGGGCAATGACACGCTGCTCTACGGGGCCTATACATCGTTCTCAAAACAGCCGGCTGTCTCGCGCAACAACCTGCTGACCCGCACCGTCAACCTGGCGCTGCAGGCCGAGCCAACCCGCTACCTGACCGTGGTGGCGTAAACAATGGCCAAGTTCAAGATTGCCCAGAACCCTACCTTCAAAGCCGACGTGGACATTCCGCGCGTCGGCGGCGCCACGATCAAGGTGCCTTTCGAGTTCAAGTATCGCGACCGCAAGGAGCTCGCCGCGCTGTTCGCGGGGTGGCAGGAGAGCGCAAAGGAAGATCAGGAGCGGCTCAAGGCCAAGGGTGATGATCTGACTCTGATCGACATCACTGATTCTCATATTGAGCGTCAGGTGGAGCAGGTCGCCCAACTGGTCGCTGGCTGGGGCTTTGACGACAAGCTGAGCCCTGAGTCAATCCGTGCCTTGGTAGAAACCTCTGCCGGAGCAGGGGATGCCATTGTCGAGGCATACCAGAAGGCGTTTTCCTCCGCTCGCTTGGGAAACTAATCGCCGCGGCGCGCTCGCTATACGAGCCGGGCGCGCCGTCCGATCAGATGCGACTGTTCGGCTTATCCCCTGAAGACCTTGAGCAGGACGTGGATGTCTGGTCGGACAACTGGCTGGCTTTCAGCCTCTTCAATGCCCTTGCCACGCAATGGCGTACAGGGGCGTGCGGCGCAACAGGGCTCGACTACACGTCCATTCGAGACGTGGCCGAATACCTCGGCATCAAGAGAAAAACCATCCCGGAAATATTCCACGACCTTCAAGTAATGGAGGCCGAGGCGCTCGCTGTCATGGCGGAGTCGAGAGACAGCAGCCAGTAATTGCTGGCACTTATTCAAGGTGATTCAATGGATATCGCATCGCTCGGCATTAAGATCGATACGTCGGACGCCGCGAAAGCCGTCACAGACCTCGACAAAGTCGTGCAGTCCGGCGAAAAGGCCGAAAAGGCGGCAGAGGGTATTGCGGCAGGTTTCGATAAGGCGTCCGCCTCCGCTTCCGACCTTTCGTCTTCTGAGCGCAAGCTCTCCGAGACGCTCGACGAGGCCAAGGCTCGCTTACTGGCGACAGCTAAAGCTTCACTGGAGTCGAGCGAGTATTACCAGCGCCTGACTACCAGCGTGAACACGACCGCAACAGCGATGGATAGCTCTGGCTCGTCTGCAAGTAGCCTGGCAGCGCTTCAGCGTCGATTGCAGGCTGAATCTGATGCACTGGTCGGCTCGACTGATAGGCAGGCTGAGGCGACCAAGAAGGCGGCAGCAGCAACTGGCGTTCAAGCCGAGGGGCTGCAAGAGCTGCTCGGCAAGATCAACCCAGTGCAAAAAAAGCTGCAGGAGTTAGATGATCTTCAATCTCAACTTGAGAAGCACCGCAAGGCTGGAAATATCGACGCTGAAGGCTTTAAATCCTACTCGGCTGATATTGATGCGGCCCGCGTAAAGCAAAAAGGCTTCAATGACGAGGCAGGTAAGTCCGGCGGCGTGTTCGACAAGCTCAAGTTGGGCACCCGCCAGGCGCAGGAAAACGTTGTTCAGCTCGGAAACGCATTTTCGACTGGAGACATTGGTAGCGGTGTTCGCGCCATTGCGCAACTCGGAGCGGGCGCCGGCTCAAGCGCTTTAAGCCTTCTGGCGCTTGTTGGACCAATTGCCGCCGTAACTGCTGTGCTCGCAGGCTTAACTGTCGCTTATTACAAGGGCAGCGCTGAAACCAAGGCGTTCAATGACTCACTGATCCTGACCGGGAACTACGCCGGCACGAATGCTGGCCAGCTCAGTGACATGGCCAGGCAGATCGGTGCCACGGTCGGTACCACAGGGGCGGCAGCATCTGCCTTAGCAAGCCTGGCCGGCACCGGCAAGATAGCCGGCGGCAGCTTTGAAGAGATTGCCTCTGCCGCTCTTTCGATGGAGGAGGCAACAGGCAAGTCAGTCGATGCAACCATCGCTGAGTTCGTCAAGATCGCGAAAGATCCAGTGGCTGCCGCCAAGGAGCTGAACGACCAATACCACTTCCTAACCGCGTCCGTTTACTCTCAAATCGTCGCATTGAAAGAGCAGGGCGACACCATTGGTGCGGCCAAGCTTCTGACGGACACCTATGCCGACACGGTGCAGGATCGGTCGAAGCAGATCACAAACAACCTCGGTTACGTCGAGCGCGCATGGAAAGGTATTACCGACGAGGCCAAAAAATCCCTGGATGCGATCAAGAATATTGGTCGCGATGAAGGGCCGGCCAAAAGGATTACCGAGCTAACGCAGAAAGTCGCTTTTGCAGAGAGTGCGCTCAAGGCTGATCCTGATGACAAGGACGCCAAAAAGAAGCTTTCTGAGTCAAAGCTAGAGTTGGACTTCCTCGTAAAACAGCGGGATACCCAGGACGCAATAAACAAGGCCCAGGCGCTCTATCAGGAGACTCAAGACAAGGGTCAGGACGCCCAGAGAAAGTTCGACACGAGGGCTAAGAGCACTCGCTCGAACAAGGATAAGCGCAAGGATGAGCTCGATGACCTACAGAAGGAAATCGACGATATTCGTCGAGCCAATCCTAATGACTCCCGGCTGTCTCAGACCAAGATTGAACAGCAGAAAGCTGCCATCAATGACAAGTATAAGGATCCCAAGGTAGCCGCCGGCTCCGTAGACCTTACTGGCTTCAATACCGCTCAAAACGCCCTGAAAGAGCTACAGGCGACGTATTCGAACACCCAAAAGCAACTTGATGCCGCGCAAAAGGCAGGCCTGATCTCGCAGGATGTTTACGCCACGCAGCGAGCGGTGCTGATCAATGCCGAGAAGGAGGAAGTTACTTCCGCCTATCAGGCTGAGATTGATGCGCTTGATGCGGCCAAGGCCAAGAAAGGCACAACGGCAGCGCAAAGCATCCAGCTTGACCAGAAGATCGCTGATGCACGTACCAATATGGTCAAGGCGCAGAAAGATGCCGACGGTCAGCTTGAAGTTTTGGCGACAGCCGAGAAGGGGCGGCTTGATAAGCAGAAGTACGCGATCGATCAGTATGTCCAGGCGCTTGGGCAGCAACAGAAAGCTCTGGAGCTGGCTGGGCAGCGCGCCGTGCTGGGAGTTGGTCAGGGTGACCGCCAGAACGCGCTCAACGGCGAACTGAACAGCCAGCAGGACCGGTTTGCTCAGCAGTCGTTGGAACTGGAAAACCAGCGTTCCGATCCGTCGCGGAACATGTCGGATGAGGAATTCACCCGTAAGTCTCAGGCGCTCGCAGATGCGAATAAGAAGGCCACCGACCAGATCCGGCAGAACTATGCGGATGTGGAGGCTGCTCAGGGCGACTGGACAAAAGGCGCGACCGCCGCATGGGAAAACTATCTGGATTCGGCGAAGAACATCGCTGGTCAGACCAAGAGCCTGTTCGGCAACGCCTTCAGTTCCATGGAGGATTCCATCGTCAACTTTGCCATGACCGGTAAGGCGTCGTTCTCGGACTTCGCCAAATCAATCCTGGCCGACATGGCGCGTATCGCGACCCGCCAAGCCAGCTCCGCATTGCTGGGCAGTCTAGTCGGGGCGGCGGCCAGCTATTTCGGCGGGGGTGCCGCTGCAGGAGCGGGCAACGGGCTGGCGGCTGGGTCAGCCGGTGCGGTGTCATCTAACCTTGGCGCCTCCCAAGCGGGCTACTCCAGCACGTACATCGATGGTTTCAGGGCGGCCGGTGGGCCGGTAGATCCAGACTCCTTGTATCGTGTTAACGAGCTTGGTCCGGAACTGTACAGCGAGGGTGGCAAGTCGTACCTGATGACGGGGGCAAACGGCGGGAGCGTCACACCACTTGCTTCAGGGGGCGGCGCAGGTTTGTCGGGTATGTCGGGAGCCGGGGCTGCGCAGATCAGTGTTTCGGTAACGCTTAACAGTGATGGATCGAACAAGACGGAAACGAACACCCTAGGTATCGAGCAGTTCGGTAAGGATATTGGGGCATTCGTTGATACGCGGTACAGGAAGCTTTTATCTATGGATCTGCGTCCTGATGGAGCCATTGGCAGGGCAATGATTCGTCGATGACTGTTAGATCAGGGAGGACCGCACCTTTTCGATCACTAGTTTTTCTAGCTGATTGAAGGTGAGATCGCGCGCGCCTTCATGCTCAAAGGTGACGCCGATTCTGCCCCCGCCCTGGCCGCCCGGTATGTCGAGGAGAACATCTACGCTGCCGCAGATGCTTGATTTGCCGGATTCGGCAATGTGGTCATCGACGCTCAGTTCCAGCACTTTAAGTTCCATAAAAGCCTCTTTCCTTGGTTAAAAAATCATTCTATCCGGAGCCGTCATGGCAATCGAGACTTTCGCCTGGGTAACGCAGAACGGGGATTCGCCAACATTTGAATACCGGACGAGAGAGTCCCGGTTTGGGGGAGGCTACAAGCAAGTTGTTGGTGATGGGCCAAACAATAAAGAGGACTCATACCCAATCACGCACACCGGGAGCAAGGCGCGAGCGCTTGAAATTATGGCGTTCTTCGACCGACACGCTGGGGCGAAAGCTTTTCTCTGGACAACTCCGCTTGGCGATCTCGGTCTTTTCACATGCAAGGATCCCGTCCCGACCCCTATGGGTGGAGGGGTTTTCAAATTAACAGCGACGTTCGAGCGCGCGTTCCACCCATAAGGAGCTCCTATGTCGCTTATCAGCGATATCCAGACGCTAGAGCCTGGTAGTGAAGTGCTGCTGTTTGAGTTGGACGGCTCCGACTATGGAGCTGACGTTTTAAGATTTCACGGGCACGCCATCCCGCACACCCCCGAGGATTTGTTGACTGTAGGCGTGAATGCAGACCAGCTGCCTGCCAAGTCGATCTGGTGGCAAGGAAACGAGTACGCGGCATGGCCTATGCAGATTGAAGGCATTGAAGCGAACTCGAACGGCACTGCTGTCCGGCCCACCCTTTCGGTTGGCAACGTCAACGGAAGGATTACTGCGCTCTGCCGCGCCTTCGATAATCTCGTTGAGTTCAAACTGACCATTCGGCTCACGGCGGGTCGATACCTCGACGCTGTTAATTTCCCGAACGGCAACCCAAGCGCCGACTCTTCCGAGGAATCGCTTGAGGTTTGGTATATCGATCAAAAGGTCAGCGAAAACGGCACGATTGTTTCTTGGGAGCTTGCCAGTCCTGGGGATGTAGGTGGCGAGTCGATTGGTCGGCAGATGACGACGCTTTGTCACGAGGCGATGACGGGGGGCTATAGAGGTCCTGTATGCGGGTATACCGGGCCATACGTAGACGAGGACGGAAACGCTACCGATGACCCTGAAAAGGATGTATGCAGCGGATGCTTAGGTACTGGCTGCGAGGCACGATTCGGCGCAGAAAACGAGCTTTCGTTCGTGGGCTTCCCTGGTGTTTCTTTGATTGCGCGGAGCTGATGATGCAAAAGAATATTTTCGCCGCCTTGCAAGCGCATGCTGCGTCCGAGTATCCACGCGAATGTTGCGGACTGATCATTGCGGTTGGCCGAAAGCAGATTTATGTACCTTGCCTCAACACGGCACTGGAGCCTTCGGAAGAGTTCCGCATTGATCCCGAAGAGTACGCGGCAGTCGAAGATAGGGGCGAGGTGATCGGCATCGCTCACTCGCACCCTGACGCTACCAGCCGTCCATCGCCGCGGGACCTGGCTATGTGCGAGGCCACGGCCTTGCCCTGGCACATATTATCGTGGCCTGAAGGGGACTTGCGCACGGTCATGCCCACCGGCAGCACGCCGTTACTCAAGCGACCATTTGTTCATGGGGTATGGGACTGTTGGGCGATATGCGCCGAGTGGTACCAGCGTGAATGGGGGATTGAGTTTGAATCCTTCCAGCGCACCGATGGTTGGTGGGAGAGTGCGGAGAACGCCAGCCTGTACGAGCAGCACTATGAGGCTGCGGGCTTCGTGCGTGTCGACCGCCCACAGCGTGGCGACATGATCGTCATGCACGTCGGGCGGACAGTTCACCCGAACCATGCCGGGATCTACCTGGGCACTGATCCGGCGTTACCTGGCGAAGAGTCGGGCGCGTTCGGCCCAGGCCCGTTCCTGCTGCACCACCTGTACGGCAGGCCGTCGGAAATTATCGTATTCGGCGGGCCCTGGCACGACCGGACGCGCCTGATCCTCAGGCACAGAGACGCAAAACAACCAACATGACGCGGCATGGCCGCGGGGAGTACTTATGAAGTCTTCGGAGCAAAAAGTAGGCACAGGCTCGGTAGCCAGGAAGATCCTGAAACCGAGCGAGTATCCACGAATGATCATTTCCGAAGGAGACAAGCCCCGTCTTATCGGGATCCTATTTTCGGAGCCTTCAGTCGAGCAATAAGCATATCAATGAGCACACCATATTGCTCTGCGTCTGCTCCGGTAGGGAGAGATTTGAGTTCTGTCAGCTCCTGAATTAGCGCATCCGAATCAAATGAGGGAAGCTTATGTAGAACGGTGATGACTGAGGCGGTAGCGTTGATATTGGCTAGAGCGCTTGTCGTTAGAGCCCGTTCAAGAAGCCCAACTCGCTGTTCAATCGTAAGGTTTTGAGACGCCACATTGACCTCCAGGTCGTAAGCGCGCCGAAATTGGCGCAACCCCAGTCCTTGGGCTTGCAGGCGAAGGACTGGGGAATTCTTTAAGCTTTTGTTTGGGTTTTGACGATCAACTGCCACTGCACAGGGACCGAGTGGTTAGTGTGTTGGTGTCGGTTTTGAGGAGGGAATTTGTCGTCTTTGTTGGAGGTGATCTCGTCACCGCATCCGGTGCATCGGTAAATACCGGAAGCAGGTACGGTGGCACCGATTCCATAAGCGTTGCTCCACTCAGGTCCTCCACCCAGAAGAGTGTTGCCGATCTGGGTAATGTGTAACGCCGTGTTCGCAGTTACCTGTGCCATTTTCATTCCCTCGCATGGCTTGCTGGAGGCACAAAGCTACTACGGCGGCACTGAGCCCAGTTACTGGCATTCCATCCACACTGGATGCCTGGACAGGCAGGTCATTTGACTGTATTTATATACAGTCTAGGTGGTTTCGTGGCGGGGAACGAGAAACCATGATACTGTCAACTGAAATTTGACTAATACACTTGATTTGTGCAGAATCCGCCGCATTTTGTAGTTGTGCTCGTAAAAATATAGGAGGGCTTATGTACGACGTGCTCACCGTTGCTGACGCGATTCTTAAAATCGCGAAAGCTAGAGGGCAAAGCCTTACTCCAATGCAGTTGATGAAGCTTGTATATATCGCTCATGGATGGAGCTTAGGCTTGCGAGGGACTGACCTGTACCGAAATCGGATCGAGGCTTGGCAGTACGGACCTGTCATGCCTGACCTCTATCATGCTACTAAGCAGTTCGGGCGTGATCCAATTCCGCTAAATATGGTTGGTAGCGAGCCCCCAGCTGTGAGTCAGGCCGACGCTAGCTTTCTGGAGGACGTGTTCAATAAGTATGGTCACTTGAGTGGCCCGCAGCTTTCTTATTTGACTCATCAAAGTGGGACGCCTTGGGATCGCGTGTATCACCCAGAAGCTCGAAACTGGGAAATACCTGATCAGCTTATTAGAGAACATTATCAGGACCTCCTGCGAAGCAGAGGAGCGTGAGATGGGCGAACCCGAAGTACCAGGGCCAGAATTGCCCTCAGATGCTCCATGGCTGAAGAGCAGCGACTCATCTGCTAGGAGAGAAGAGAAGGACTGGGAGAAGCTTGATCCTAGGCGCGGCGCTCATAATGAAGTCTACCGGCTCACGATCAAGGCATTGAGATTTGGTGCGATTCTCCTAGGGGCAATGGCGGTAGTTCGGTTGTGGCATCTATTGGGCCCCTACGAGATATTGGGAGCCAAGGCTAGATGGCTCACAGTTGAGGATGTTAACGCCATTGATAAGATGCTCTTCAGCGGCGCTCTTGGCGGCCTTGTTCTTGGGCACCTAAAGGAAATTATGAAGCCGCTCGACAAGTAAAAAAGCCCAGCCTAGCGCTGGGCTTTTTGCATCTGGCCAGAGTCAGGGGATCCCAGTGGATGCTCTATAGAGGATTTGATTTAGTAAAATGCTTTAGATACGAGTCGAGCTCTGCTTTTGAATGCGGGATGTAGAAAGTATCTGAGTTAGGGGCTTCGGTGATTTTTGTAAAGGCCTCGGTGACGCTTGTCAGCGGGAGAAAAATGTTTCCACCTCTAAAGCCGCTTCGTTTTCTTGAGGCACCACTGTCTAAAAAAAGCTGAACGCCTTGGAATGAAACGCTCCGATCCTTCAATAGAGTCTTCACATCAAGGCCTGAGATGTTGTCTAGGTAGGGTTTGAGGTCATCGGTCGAATCGAATGACCAAAGCTGGAGGTTTTCGCTTTGGTGATGAGCGATCCAAAACACCCGACAAAACTCGTTGTAACGCTCACTGTGTTCATTTGAGTGATATTGCATAGCCTGTCCTTAGTTGAAGATGCCTGGCGAGCCGGCCCCGTGGTTACTCGTACGCAGACTCTAGGGTACTAAGATCACCCATGGCCCAGACTCTGTGGGCTTCGAACGTATGCCCATTGGTTTCGTCAAAGCCAAGCGCGGCGGCACAGTGCCAGCGGACACCGATTGCTTTCTCCTTAGCGTAACTGTTGAGGCGCTCGTCGTTGTCGAGGTCCTCGACCAAACCGCGAATGGCAGCAAAAAGCGATGCCCGCTCGAAGATTGTTTCTGCATTCTTGAGTTCGTCCACGAGCATTCGGAGAGCTTCGATGCGGGCTCTGATATGGCTCATCGGTCGCTCCAATAGATGAAGGTCACTTGCACCTTTGCATCCTTTGTTTTGTCACCGTCCAGAATTTTGATCGCATGACGTGGCGGGGTGACGCTAACTGAAACCAAGTTATCTTCGGTTATCCCAAATTCAGATGCACGCTCGTTGAACTCCTGAAGGATTTCTTGAACGCTCAGTCCGATAACTTCGTGACTTCGCAATTTTCGCATTGCTTTCTTCCTTGATGGCCGGCCAGGTTGCCGATACTGGTTTGAAAAAGCCCGGCGGGCCGGGCCTGGTGAGGGGTGTTCATACTGTGAATACCCCTATGTTAAGCATAGGTCGTGATAACTACCGTTTCATCTCAGTGATCTTTTTCACAAGGCGCTGCTTTGAAACCTCCACATGACCAACGCGCGTCATGATCGAGTTCATCTGGTTGAACAGGTCTGATTTTTCCTGTTTGGAGCCAGCAAGCTCCATAAGCTCAGAAATAGAGCCTGCTTCCCGCATCAGGCGGTAGCTCTCGACTGTCAGGTCCGCTATCTGGCGATCAAGTTCGCTAACCCTATCCACTGCGCGATCATCCACACTTTTGGTGGTAAAGCTTTCTGACAGGCGAGCAATGATCTCAGCGTTCATCGACTTGCTGGTCTGGTCAGCAGAGTCCGCCAGGCGTTCGTGGAGCTCTTTGGGAATGCGGAGGGTGATCCGCGTGTAACGATCGTCTTTATCCATGGCGTGGAAATTTACACGAAAATGGTGTCACACAACAGTTGACACAGAAGTGGTGTCATGTGATTCTGATTGTGACATTTAAACAGTGTCACTTAAGGAGTGTGGATATGTCAGAAGATGTAAGAGCGACTACTCGGTTGCCGAAGAAAATCGCAGAGTGGTTGAAGAAGCAGGCCAAGGAAAAAAATCGCTCAATGAATGGGCAGTTGATCGCCAATCTTGAGCGTCTTATGCGGCAGGAAGAAAGTGAACAGGCATAAAAAAGCCCCAAGCGCGCCAACGCTTGAGGCTCATGAAGCAGAACGTCTAACTATCAGGAAAAACGTCATGAGCAAGAATACCACAGTAGTTGACATGCGCAAATTCGTTGAGGCCCGTAACGGCGAGGTCTTCACCTCAACTCGGCAGGTCGCTGAAGCATTTGAAAAGCTCCACAACCACGTTATTGCCAAGGTCAGAACGCTCGAGTGTTCTGCTCAATTTTTAACCGACAACTTTTCGTCGGTTCAATTTGAACATCGCGGCAACACCTATGAAGCCTTCGAGATGACCAAGGACGGTTTCATGTTCCTGGTTATGAGCTTCACCGGCAAGAAGGCCGCAGCCATCAAAGAGGGTTACATTGCCGCTTTCAACTGGATGGCCGAGCAGCTTGGCCTGTCCAGCAAAACACTGGTTGCCAAAGCTGTTTCCGAGGCGCTGGGTGTGGAGGGCGCACGGACGCTCAGCAATGTGATGCGCTGCCGAGTAGCCAAGTTGGATGCCGAGCATCAGCGCAGCGCAACCGCGAAGCTCGCCTCCGCACTTCACGCCCGATTTGATGTTCCACGCATGGAGTTGATTCCCTCCGACCAAATGGATGCAGCCTGCAATTTCATCGCAGCATACTCAATCGAGGGTGAGTACCTCCCAGCGCAAAAGCACGAGGATGGAATTCACCTCGATCAGTTCGAGACAGCCAGCCTTTACATGTTGATGTCGCGCTTTGTGACTATGGAGAAACACAAAAGCAGCATGCTCGCCGCCTCAAGGGCGCTGGGCTCAAGCGCGCTGATGGACTTCTTCGACCAGCTGCATGACGGCCACATTTCATTTTCTGTGCTGGACAAGCGCCGCGATGAAATTTATGCCGCTTACAAAGCGACTGGTTGCGAAGGCGGCTACGTTTGGAGGGCTGCAGCATGAACTTCAGCCTCAAAGCAGGTGGTCGCGCCTTAATCCTTTCGCCTGAACGGCCAAATTTGGTCGGCCGCTCTGGTCAACTGATCCGCAAGGTCGAAGAAAACTGGCTGATGCTGGTCGAGGGCAAGCGCTACTCGGTCAGTGAGAAAAGCCTGATGCCGCTGGACGGCTTCAATCCAAATGTGGCCGCTTCGATTGAATTGAGGAAAACAGCATGAATGCGTTGATGATCGCGGGCATTGAGATCCACAAGGATCAAGACGGCCGATTCAGCCTGAACGACTTCCATCGCGCGGCTGGCGGTGAGAATCGGCACAAGCCGTCATTGTGGGCTGAGAATCAGCAGGCTCAGGAGCTGATCGAAGAAATTGGCAAAGCAGGAATTCCTGCTTTGAGGGTTGCTCGGGGAGGGCGGGCTGCCGGGACTTACGCTTGCAAGGAGTTGGTATACGCCTATGCCATGTGGGTAAGCCCTGTATTCAGCCTGCATGTTATTCGCACGTTCGATACCGCCGCTGCAAACGACCATGTGATCCCACAGGAAAAGCGACTTCCTATCGCGGCTGACAACCTCGACGCAGCCAAGCGGATTGCGGAAAGCTTTGGCTTGGAGGGGAATCAGGCGCTCCTGTGCGCAAACAGCATGGTCAAGTCAGCTATCGGCGTAGACCTGATGGAAATGGCCGGCGTTAAGCGGCTCGTCAATGAATCGCAGGAACTGAACTTCACTCCAACCGAGCTGGGCGCGAAGTTTGGCATGACCGCGGTGAGCATGAACAAGTTGCTCGCCGAGTGCGGACTGCAACATCAGGTGATCTACAAACCCGGCAAGAAGCGCTGGGAAGTTACGCCCGACGGTAAGATCTTCGCGGTCATCACCGACACCGGCAAGAAACACAGCGACGGTAAGCCGGTTCAGCAAATCCTATGGAAAGAGTCGGTGCAGGAGATGCTGGCCAGGCTGGCCGACCAGCTTCGGTCCGGGCTTCCGGCCGTCGTTGCTGGCGGCGTCCGACGCTAGATTTCAAATGTGATCCTGAATCACATTTAACTACCGCCACGAATTAACCCCGCCCATGCGGGGCTTTGGCGCTTCCGTTAGATAATGCTAGATTGCCTCCATTAACAAGGAGGGTGGACATGAAGCGTTTGATGGTTGTGGGTGTGATTTCTATGGCGCTGTCGGGCTGCTTTGAGAAAGGAGCTTCCGATGATGGGCTTACAAAATCTATTAGCGCGGTAAGCCGTATCGAAACAGCCAGAAATTCGCCTGACGCGACGGTTAAATCGTGGTGGATGGTTAAGGATGCTGCAGCTCAGGTTCGAGTGGAAATTTGCAAAAACAATCAGAAGTTAGCTACGGCTTACTTCGATAAGCTCTCTCAGCTATCGACTGGCGAGCTGATTGGCCGGGGCGATTGCGGCGAGAAGCCTATGAGTTTTGATCGGCAAATCACTAAGGTCGAGGTCCAATCGGAGACCCGTGCGCTGGTGACTGCTCGCATAAAGAATTCAACTCCTCCTGAAGATGGAGCGGTGCTTGACTCCGCCGATAAAAAAGCCAAGGAGGCGGGAGAGCCTTTTCAATACCTGCTTGAGCGAAAAGACGCGCAGGGTGGCTGGCGGATCACGAAAATTTCGAGCTTTCCTTCGTACGCAGATGACTGGAAGGATGTTTACGAAAAGCACGAGCCTTCAAATAATCGCTACGTCTATGGTGCCTACCAATGATCCGGCCGCGGGGTGACATGAAATTTCTCGTGGGGGCGCTGGCCCTGGTCGCGCTGGCGGGGTGTTCGACACCATCCGATCTGCTCAGGGGGGCGCCAGAGCTTTCGGCTACCACCAAGAAAAGCCCTAAGGCATACGCCCTGTGCGTGTATCCGTCATGGCAGGATTATCGTTCTAGCTCAGTCATGAGCGAGACCACTGATGGCTATCGAATCGTTGCGGGCAGTGAAATGAATGGGCAAACCGACGACGTGCTGGACATCAAGCGCAGCTCTTCAGGGAGTTCAGTAAAGCTATATCAGCGTATGGCGTGGCAGCAATTGGGGCGAGGCGACTTGAAGGAGTCGTTCAACAGTTGCCTGTGAATTAACGATCGAACATGGCCGCCTCCGGGCGGTTTTTTTATGCCTGGAGAAAGATATGGCAGCAACGGCAGCGCACTACGCTCCAATGACCGAAATCAAGCTTTCAGGATCTCTTGCTCAGAAGTTTGGCCGCCTGCATCGCAGGCAGATCGATTCCGGGGCTGGCTGGGAGGTTTTCAGGGCAATGAATGCAACCCTAGAAGGCTTTGAAGAGGAAGTTAAGCGCCTCGACAGTCTGGGCATGCGATTCGCTATCTTTAGAAACAAAAAGAACGTAGGCCCTGACGATCTGGGGCGTAGCGGAACAAAAGAAATCCGGATAGTGCCGGTGGTCGAGGGGAGCAAGCGTGCAGGAATACTCCAGACGGTCATCGGAGCCGTATTGATTGCAGCCTCCTTTGTTCCGGGATTGCAGTTTCTTGCCGCGCCCGGCATCGCGCTTGTGGCCGGCGGAGTCATACAAATGCTGAGCCCCCAAGCGAAGGGCCTGTCGCAGAGCGCGGCGCCAGAGAATCTACCTTCGTATGCGTTTGGCTCAGCGAAGAACACCACGGCCAGTGGCAATCCAGTGCCTATCTGTATCGGCGATCGCCGGTGGGGCGGGGCAATCATCTCGGCATCGATCTACGCCGAAGACAAAACGTAAATAGCACGCAGCAGACAAGCCGCCCTTGAGGCGGTTTTTTTATGCCTGGAGGAAAGTATGGGCGCAGCACATCGGCTGGATATTCATGGTGAGAAGGGAGGCGAGAGCAAGCCGAAATCGCCAGTTGAGGCGCCGGACAGCCTTCAGTCTACAAACCTTGCGAAGATACTTATTGCTGTTGGCGAGGGTGAATTCGAAGGAGCCCCTACGGCGCGCGACATCTTCCTCGACAACACACCAATCCAAGACGCCAGTGGCAACTACAACTTCACCAACGTCAAGTGGGAATGGCGGCCGGGCAGCATCGAGCAGTCGTACATCTCTGGCATTCCGGCGATTGAGAACGAGACGTCCGTCAATGTCGAGCTGCGTAGCGACAATCCCTGGGCGAGGGCGCTGAGCAATACTCAATTGTCAGCTGTGCGCCTACGGCTTAGCTGGCCGCGCCTGGCCAGCCAGGATAGCAGTGGGAATACCAACGGCTACCGCATTGAGTACGCCATCGATGTGTCCACCGATGGAGGTGCATATCAGCAGCTACAGTTCGGCGCGGTGGATGGTAAGACCACCAATGGTTATCAGCGGTCCGTTCGCGTTGATCTGCCGAAGGCTACCTCTGGCTGGATGGTGCGAGTCCGCCGACTGACCCCAAACCAGAACTCAGGCACCATCGCTGACACGATGAACATTGCGGGCTACACCGAGATCATTGATCGGAAGCTGCGCTACCCGAACACGGCTCTGCTGTACGTTGAGTTCGATGCACAGCAGTTCCAGAATATTCCCGCGGTGACGGTGAAGTGCAAGGCTCGCAAATGGCCGGTGCCGACCAACTATGATCCGTCGTCGCGCACTTATAGTGGCGTATGGGACGGTACCTTCAAGCAAGCGTGGACCAACAACCCCGCATTCGTGACCTACGGCCTTTGCGTCGAAGAGCGCTTTGGGCTTGGCAAGCGCATCAAGCCCTGGATGGCGGACAAATGGGAGATGTACCGCATCGCCCAGTATTGCGATCAGCTAGTTCCGGACGGCGTGGGCGGGCAAGAGCCTAGATTTCTCTGCGACATAAACCTGCAGGGCAAGGCTGAGGCGTGGGTGATCCTGAGAGACTTGGCAGCAATCTACCGGGGCATGACCTATTGGGCTCAAGGAGCTTTGGGCATGCAGGCAGATATGCCGCGGGCTCAGGACATTGACTATGTCTTCACGCGATCGAACGTCATTGAGGGAGAGTTCACCTACGGCGGCGCCGAGAAAGACACACATTACAGTCGCGCCCTGGTGAGCTATGACAACCCTGCAAACAACTATGATACCGACGTCATACCTGTAACAGACCTCGCTCTACAGAAGCGTTTCCGAGATCGCCCGATTGAGATATCAGCAATAGGCTGCACTCGGGCGTCGGAGGCCCAGCGTCGCGGTAAGTGGATTCTGCTCAGTAATAACCAGGATCGCACTGTTACCTTCAAGACTGGGATGGAGGGGCGCATCCCGCTGCCTGGGTACGTGATACCAGTAGCAGACGAGCTTATTGCCGGCCGCCCAAATGGTGGTCGAATCTCGGCTGCTGCTGGCCGCGTCGTGAAACTTGATCGAGACACTCAAGTCAAGACGGGCGACCGCCTCATCATCAACCTGCCAAATGGGCGCGCCCAAGCTCGTACCGTTGAGCTTGTAAGTGGTCGTGACGTAACAGTGACAACACCGTACAGCGTCACGCCTGAGCCGCAACTTCAGTGGGCTATAGATGCTGACGACCTGGCTATCCAGCTGTATCGAGTGCTGAAGACTGCTCGCACGACTGAGGGTGAGTACGAAATCACTGCCTTGGAGTTCAATCCAAGCAAGTTCGCCAGTATCGACACGGGCGCGCGCCTCGAAGACCGCCCGATCAGCGTCATACCGATCACGGTGGTGCCGCCGCCGGAAAGCGTCACTGTCACGTCAAACGTGTCGATCGACCAAGGCCTGGCCATCAGCACCATGAACATCTCCTGGCCCGCCGTGAGTGGCGCGGTCGCCTATGACGTGGAGTGGCGCAAGGACAGCGGCAACTGGATCAAGGTGCAGCGCACCGGTTCGACGAGCGTGGACGTCACCGGCATCTATTCGGGCGCCTACTTGGCCCGCGTGCGGTCGGTAAGCGCGTTCGAAATATCGTCGATCTGGAAAAGCTCCAACCTGACCAATTTGGAAGGGAAAGTGGGCCTCCCGCCGGCGGTGGCGTTCCTGACCACCACCAGCGAGCTGTTCGGCATCAGCATCAAGTGGGGTTTTCCACCAGGTGCAGAGGACACCCAGCGCACCGAGTTGTGGTATGGGCCGGCCAATGATCTGTCGGTGGCCACCAAGCTTGCCGACCTGGCTCATCCGCAGGCCGATTACCGCATGCAGTCGCTGTTGGCCGGCGCCACCCTGTTTTTCTGGGCGCGCCTGGTGGACCGCACCGGAAACGTAGGACCGTTCTATCCGGTGGGCAACGGCGTCATTGGGCAGGCCAGTTCGGATGCAACACCGCTTCTGCAGATACTTACCGGCAAGGTTACCAAAACTCAACTCGGCCAAGACGTAATCACAGAGCTCGATGGCCTTCAGGACCAGATCGACGAGCTGGACACCCTGGGCGGTTACGTACCTGCCCAGGTCTACCTGAAAGGGCAGATGGTGGTGGAGGCGGACCGCATCTACCAGGCGAAGGTGAATGTCCCGGTCAACAACCCGCCGCCCAACGCTACTTATTGGTTGGACGTAGGGCAGTCGGTGGAGACGGCCAACGGACTCGCGCAGCAGGTCACCACCAACACGACCAACATTACCAAGCTCGATGGCGTCGTCACGGCCCAGGCCAGCACCACTAATGCGCTGCGGGCTTCGGCGCGTGACGACAGCGGTAGCGGGGCAAAGGCTGACGCTCTTAAGGGGTGGGCCAACACGTCCGCAATCGTCCAAGAGAGCAAGGTGCGTACAACTGCGATCGAGGCGGAAGCCACCAAAACCACGCAGTTGCAGGCGACTGTCGGCCAGAACAGTTCGGCAATTCAGGAGACCTCCTCGGCGCTGGCCAACACAAATGGCCAACTGTCGACGCTATGGTCGGTGAAGATGGAAACCACCGCCGGAGGCCAGAAGTACGCCGCTGCGTTTGGCCTGGGCCTGCAAGTCGATCCTTCCGGGGTGTCGTCTCAGTTCGTTGTTAGGGCTGACACGTTCATGCTACTGAACTTGGCGAGCGGAGTCCCGGTGTCGCCATTCTCCGTTTCGGGCGGTCAGACTTTCGTCGCATCTGCGTTCATCCAGGACGGAACGATTACTAACGCAAAGATTGGCTCATATATCAGCTCAACGAACTACATCGCAGGACAACAAGGATGGATCCTAAACAAGGACGGTACGTTTGAAATCAACGGATTATCTCCAGGACAGGGACGATCCATGATGACAAATAGATCCTTGCGGTTCTGGGACGTTAATAACGTCAAGCGTGTTCAAATTGGAGATCTCACAGAATGAGTTCCGGGATGCGTATATGGGGGCCGACCGGATCCCTTGAGCTGGATGAGAACTCGTTTACAGTTAGGGTGACTCACTCAGAGATTGTTCAGGCGGGTCAGCCTGCTCCTGGATATACAAGATATATATCAATACCCGGCGTTGATCCCTCGACCCACTCCGCTGTTTGTGTGCCGGTAGCAAACTACGACACTGGCGCTACAAGCATGTACGCAATTCAATACACCCCCATATTGTCTGCTGGTGGAGTGACAATCTACTTTGGTCAGCCTGGCGCGCCGTCCGGATCATCTCTAGGCCTTGCTCCTCAGAGACTCATTGTTATGAGGTATCGTTAATGCTTTACGGACTAACTTTTACAAATAGCAATGACGTGGTAACGCTCGATTCGGAGTTCTCGAGACTTGTTGTTTTAGCTAAAGGAACATATAGCGGTACTGGTGGTGCCGGAGCATCATTCCCGTTTGTAATAACCACCCAAGAGCCGCCGCTTGTTTTTGTTAGGCCGGGGCAGTCAGGTACCCTCTGTTTCTGCAAAATATCGGGTGGCGCTGGAGCGTGGACCGGGTTTTCCTTCACTGGTATAGCCGGTGTGGGGAGTTCCGGTAGTTGGTTCGCTGCCGCCTTCAAATCCAAAGAGATAGCTACCTTCGGATTAAGATTATGGGGCGGTAGCTCCAACTTGCTATTTGATAGTGGTACGGCGTGCGCTCAGTTTACAAGAACCATTACTGGCTGGTCATATTTAGGTGCTTCTTCGACAGGGCAAGGCGCTTCAAGGCTTAGCTGGACAGCTTATAGTCCATTAAATACAGGTGACTATATGCTGCTTAACAATATAGCAATGGATGTGGCAGGTCTTACGTCTCGACAGGGAAATCAATACTCCGTGTGGGATTACGGTAACAATAGGATTGTCATGCAAGTTGTTGGGGTTGACATTTCAACTTCATACTACACGCCGGTAGTTTTCGCGAAACCGATTTCTTAATCGGTTACAAACTATTAGGGGTTAATATCCGCAATGCGCGGCTTTTTATCGACTGGAGAAAAGTATGGTTTGGCAAAGAGCCGGAGCAGTGTCTGTTCAAAACGGCAGCACTACAGTTGTGGGAACTGGTGTCGATTTTGCGGCGTCCTCCAGGGTTGGCGATTCTTTCGTTGGCCCGGACGGCGCAACCTACGAGGTTGCCAACGTTGCCAGTGCCACGGTGATCTCGATCCTTCCTGCTTACAAAGGCCCGACTATAAGCGGCGCTGCCTACGCCATCATGCCAGTTCAGGGCTACGACAAAATGCTGTCGGATGCCTTCAATAGCCTGAACAACCAGTTCGGTCCGAAACTTGCGGCCCTTGGAACAACAGGAAATTACGAAATATTGCCGGTAAACAAAGGTGGTACCGGTGGAGATACCGCTGCGGCGGCTCGGGCTGGACTTGGGCTCAGCGCTATAGCTGTAGCGGCTTTTGGTTATGAGAACGGCAACGTGGCCGACTCCTATATGGCCGGCAGAACGAGAACCAGCACTGCGCAAAGCTGGTATACCAATGTGGGCCACGGCCTTGACCCAAACCTGTACCCACCTGGCGCCGCTGGTATGCCTACAGGCGGCACCGGTTACTGGTACAAGTACGTTTTTCGGCATGCCGACACTCCTAACAGGCTGACGATTGCGTGGCCTTACGGGCTCCCTGGGAGCTCTGGCACGGTAAAGTTTCAGTCCATTTATGACGGGTCCCCGACCCCTTGGATCGAGCTTTATCACACGGGAAATACCACTCGCGGCTCCGGCGGCGTTCTGTCTGCTGCGTCTCCTATCGTGCGAATTGCCAATGTTGCCGATAGCCAGCGCCGCGACTTGAACGAGCAAACGTTCGAGCCCGCAGGTGCTTGGGGCGTGGCCAACAACGAAGCCCGCGGCGTGAGCGTTGAGCGCTTGGGCGTCGGTGAATACCGGGTGACGGGTAGCCTGGGGCTCGCGCTGGAAGGGTGGCGAACACAAGACCCGTGCTCACCCGATGGTGGTCGCACGCTCGGCATTACAGATAGCCAACAGGATGCAGATGGAGCGGTGACGATCAGCCTGTTCAAGCAGCGCTGGACGCTCACGGAAGACGGCGAGATGGTTCCGGGCCGGGGAGCGCCGATGGATGTCCCGCTAAACAGCTGGATTGATGTACGGCTTGAGATGCCCTCCGTTGCAGATCTACCGCTCGTTACCACCGAACAATGACTGCCCGCCACCGAGCGGGCTTTTTTTCGACTGGAGAAAAGTATGACCACTTCTGAAAAAGACCGGGACATCCTCGCGCGCACGCTCTGGGGCGAGGCCCGCGGCGAAGGGCTGGACGGCCAGATCGCCGTCGCCTGGACCATCCGCAACCGAGTGTTCGACGGCAAGGCCACGTCTTGGTGGGGGGAGGGCTACGCCGGCGTTTGCCTGAAGACTTGGCAGTTCAGCTGCTGGAACCAGAACGACCCGAACTACGCCTACCTCAGTGGCGTGAAGCCGATCCCGGCAGTGCAGTTCGCCCAGGCACAGCGTGCGGCTGACCAGGTGATGTCTGGCTCGGTACCGGACCCAACCGGTGGCGCCACGCACTACTACGCAACAACGATGCCAAAGGCCCCGGCCTGGGCGGCGAAGGCCAAGCAGACGTTGCGCCTCGGTCACCACGTCTTCTTCAAGGATGTGCCGTGATGACGCCTTTGCAGAAGCTGCTCGGGCTGATGCTGCTGATCCTGGTGCTGATGTCCAGCGCGGTCGGCGTCACCTGGCAGGTTCAGGACTGGCGCTATGGTGAGCAGCTGGCAGATATCGACAGGGACCAGGCGCTCGCAATTACCGCCGCCGGCGACAAGGCCCGCCAAGAAGAACAGCGCCGCCAGGCGTCATTGAATAAGGAGGCAAGTGATGCGCGAGAACAGAACAAAGCTGCTGCTGTGGATGCTGGCGCCGCTGATACTGCTGGTGAGCGGTTGCACGTCGAGGCCGCCAAGCTTGCCGCCAGTGCCTGCACCGCTGATCCCGGAGCTGCCCAGCGAAGCGCGTCAGCCACCCGCGCCGCAATGGTGCTCTCCGACCTGCTCCAGCGGGCTGACAAAAGAGCGGGAGAGTTGGCGTCAGCTTATGACCGCGCCCGAATAGCCGGGCTGACCTGCGAGAGAAGCTACGACTCGCTGAGTGTCAGGACTGTGGCTCAGTGAATTTTCGCACTTCGCCCAGTAGCCTCTGGTTCTCCCTGAATAGGTAATCGCGCTGATCGGCAACCGCGACAAGGCTGCTGATTTTCCTGTCCATCCCGGAGTTTTCAAGGTTAAGCGTGCCGATGTTGTCGAGTGCTTTCTTGAGTGCCGACTCGGCGGATGCCTTGCCGGTCGTCAACTCGTCGCACAGCTGGACAAGGCCCGCGATGTTCGCCCGAGCTTTTCGGAGCATGGCCTGTGTTTGGGTCAGCTCGTCCTCCAGCAGGGAGCAGTGGTGCTTGTACATTTCCAGGGGTGTAGGGCAGCCAAGCCACGCTGAGGTGTCTTCGTCGATGTTCATGGCGGGCAAACTCAAATACTGTATGTGCATACAGTAATCGAGGTTTGACAGGTTTGGGAGTGGTGTTCGTCGGCAGGACGCCGGGGAGGGTGCGTGACTTTTGCGTGACACTCTCACGCACTTGTAAGCTCTTGTGGGCAGTCGATTGCAGCGAGCGCCAATAAAAACAGCCACTTAACAAGGTCTTACATGGGTGCTGCGTGCATGGGGTGCTAGGGGTCGAGTGTTCGAATCACTCCGTCCCGACCATTATTTCTGAGTGAAATCAGACAGTTGAGCCGATCAGATAGATCGGCTTTTTTGTGTCTGCGCAAAACCCGCGCAAAACTACCCGGTGATTTCGGTGATATTTAGGTGTAAGGAGCAGCCCTTTCAAGGCCTTTTGAGCTTAGCTGCCTTGAGCACCCGATCCGTCGACACGTGAGCATTCGCGGCTTTGCCTTCCAGCCACTCTTTGGGTTTAGGCACCTTCGGCCCCCGTTTGCTCTTGGCGACCGCTTTAGGTAGGACGTTTTTCGCCAGCGTCAGTAAGTACGGAGCCAATTCTGCTTCAGGGATTGGGATCGATAAGGGCTCTGGCGGCAAGGCAATCTGCATGCCCTCATATCCGCTGCGTACCTGCAACCTCAAGCAGATCGCCCGCGGCTTTCGCCGAGCAGGCCCAGGCCTCGCTATCAACCTTGAGCGGGAGTCGAGCAGGGCGGTGACCTGTGAGGAACTCCGACCCGATGGTGACTGGGCCTATCTCCGCAACTCAGGCCATGAGCCGAATCTTTAATCTCGATTAAAGAAGCCTTGATCGAGGGCGCATATCTTCGCTCCGAGCTTGACGTTCCGCCACGACAACCACGAAGAGGTTTCCCGAAATGGAACAGGTACATCGCGCAATACATGAGGCAGTTCTGGAGGCGGGGCCAGAGCAACTGGCTCACCTTATGGGCATGAGCCATACCGCGCTGCTCAATCGCAGCAACCCCAACGATGACTCGCACCGGCTGCCCTAA